CCCCTGCCAAAGCTATTGCCAGAGGGCTCTTGCTGCGGCGCCGCGCTCGGAGCGGGGGCGGTCGCGGAGGCGTTCGGGGCAAGGCCGAGCCCCTCCTGCTGATCGACCGCGACGCGCAGCGGATCGCTCGCGGCATCGTTGCCCGAGAGGTTCATCCCGGCCGACTGCTGCTCGTATTGCTGCGCCGCAAGTTGCGCGGCAATCTGCGGATCGGGTTCGCTTCCGAATCCGAGGGAGCTATCTTCGTCGCGGAGCATTATTGACCGCCACCGAAGTTAAAGAGGCTGAAGCCACCCTTCGAGGTTTCCGTCATGCCCGTAGTCCTCAAGTTGACGTTCCTATTCCCGGTGAGCGTCTGGAGGGTGCTGCTGCCCACGCCGCTGCCGACGTGCGCGAGCCCGAGCCCGCCGCTCGACGCCTGCCCGGAAAGGGAAAGCCGATTCTGAAATGCTTGCTGACGAAGCCCCGATTGGAACTGCGACACCGAGTTCGCCAAGCCCTGCTGCTGGAGGTTGATCCCGCTTTGCAGGCCCTGCGCCGCGAGCGGGTAATTCAGCACCGATTGCGCTTGCGCGGCGCGCAGGTTCTTCACGAGCGAGCCCTTCTGGTCCTGCGCGCCGCGCAGGAGAAGCCCGGCCTCATGACCGATCGGGCTGTCCGAAAGCCGCATGCCGCGCGAGTTCGCAAGCTCATCACCGATCATCGAGACGCCGCGCTTCGCCTGGAGGTCGATGTCCCCCTCGCCCGCCGCGATGGCGGAGTCCGTCGCCTCGCCGATCAGCCGTTTTTGCTCATCGGTCGCGGCGCCGCCGCGCCTCATGTCATCGAGCTGCATCTGGAGCATCTCGTCTTGGGCTACCCCCATTCTTTGCGAGCGCTCGAAATCAGTCTTCGCCGCCGCCGCCTGCTGCTCCGGGGTGATCGCCGAATCAAATGCGGAATTGATTAAGCCCTGGCGCTTCAGGTCCGACATCGAGAGGTCAAGCATCTCTTTCTGGAACGGCGCCATCGTGTCCATGCTCTGCAACTGGCGCTTCGCAATTTCGGTGTTGACCTTCGTGAGTTCCTGCTCCTCGGGCGTAGGGCCGGGCGTGCTGTTTTGGACTTGCTTGTCCTCGTCGGTTGCGGTCAGAAAGCCCATATCAGGAAAGCCTTTTCAGGTAAATGTCGCAGGGCTGCATCTTCGCGGCGTTGAGCTTCCTCTCGACGATCGCCGCGAACCCGTGATTCTTTTGGGAGACGGCGGCGCTCACGTACTGACAGCCGCCCATTTGCAGGGTCGCAAACCCTTGAGCCAAGAGTTTGTGAATCGCCTGCGCCCGCGCGCGCCGGGACGCCGAGGGCCGCACCTGGAGAAACTCCAGGTATCCAACCGGCTTCGAGTAGACCACCTGGAGGCACCCGATCACCTCGTCGCCCACGGTCGCGATCAGCCAGCTCGGGTACACCTTCGCCCAATCCGCATGCTCCAGGAAAATGCCGTTATCGCCTAGCACCGAGGCGATTTGCGGCCCCATCGCATCGAGGGCGAGGCGTATCTCCACGCGCTCGCAAGGAGCCTTTGGCGGCGCCGCAAACGCCTCGGTCTGAAGGGCGGGCGTCACAGCAATCTGCGAAGCACCACGCGCGCTATGCGCTTCACCACGCCCACCAACTGTGCGACGTTGGTAACGTTCGCCGCCCACCACGTATCGAACTCGGCGTTTGTCATCGCCTTGAGCGAGGCGATCGTGGTGTCTCCGCCAATCGCGGAGTCAATGCTGGATAGCCTCACGACCTCAGGCGATGCGAGATGAGCGGCCTCGGCGGCAACGCGCGCCGCCGCCTCCTCCAGAGTGAGTTCAATAACCGTCTGTTCGCCAGTAATTACATTTACTTCGATTCGATTCATGGGTTTTGAATTACTCGAAAGAGATGTTGATCACGCCAGCATCGAAGGTGGCCGTTCCGGCAATGGTCGTTATCCGAACGCGGTCAAGCATCGCCGACAACGATTTCATCCCGGCAGTAAAGAACCAGAACACTCCGGCGCCCGAACCAGCAGAACCGCTCATTACCCAAGTGAAATCAGAGGCGTCTTCCAAGCTCAGGGTGAATGATCCGTTGTATGTGAAAGTGTTCACGGCGGCTGTAACGCCGAACCCGGTTGTGTAGTTCGCGGACGCAGCCGTGGCCGAGGCAATGCCGCCGCCCGTTCCCAAGTAACCTGTTGCTTCAATCCCCCCCGAATCACCAAGCTGAAAAAGCAACTCAGCAGTAGCGCTCAGGGATACGCCAGCCAGCATGATCGTGATGCGCCTTACGCCAGCCGGAATCCCGGTGAAGTCAATCGACGTTCCCGAGGTAGATGCCTGTTCGCTCGCGAGCGTGATGGCTGCGGACCACGCTGGCGCCGTGGCCCCCGCGTTGACTTGCAACACCTGTCGCGCCGCTCCGATCGCAAGTCGAGCCGCCGTGTCGGCTGCGGTGCCGACGATCAAGTCTCCTGCGGCGTCAATGATCCCGAGGCTGGTCGCGGACAGGACGCCCGTAACGGTCAGTCCGCTGTTCGCGAGCAAGGCGCCGTCGAGGCGGACGATTCCATCGTCCACCCACAAAGCATAGGCATTCGTGATCGTTTCGTTCGTCCCAGCCGCAGGGGCGTTCGGGATGTAGAGCGTGGCGGCATCGGTCGTGACTACGCTTGTGTTCGTGGCGGCGAGCGTCGGGCGCTGGATCGTGAACCCCGCATAGGTGCTCGCCGTGCCAGAGTTGGCGGTCGCGTTGTCGGTGAACGTCTGCGCCGTGAAATTAGCAATCGAGCCGGTGGTTCCAGGCGTACCCGTCTTCGCGCCAACGACGTAGGAAAGGCCGGTTGCGGTGCTGGAGGTGAGCGTGCTCACCCCGGCCGCATCGACGGTCAGCGCAAACCCATCCAGATCAATCGCCCCCGTGAGAGGCGAGATGAGGCTGTAAGCGTTGTTGAGGATGTTGTTGATCTCCCCATTGAGATCGCTCGCGGTGAGCACCTCTCCGGCGATCCAGACCTTGATTCTTGACAGGGCCACTAGTCGTTCTCCGTAGAAATTGATCCGCCCTTGATTCCGGCGCTAATCGAATGCAATTCCATGTCCTCGTCCATACCGCCTTGCAAGACCTGATACTGGATCGAGCGGAATTCCCCGCCCTCCTCCAGGTCCATGTAGCGATCCACGTATTGCGCGCCCGCGAGGGTCGAGGTGCCCAGAGTGAAGGGGTTCACCGAGGATGGGCCGAGCACATCGCCGCCTCCTTGCGTGACGGTCGCGGTCTGCTGCGCGTTATCGTCACGCTGCCAGCCGAAGGTCACGTTGTAATTTCCGGTCGGAGCGATTCCCACGGTGGCGATGCTGATCGTTTTCTTGATGATCGGCTGGCCGTAGTTGAGATAGGGCGTCGTTACCTTCGCCGTATAGGCGGTCGCGCTGCCATCGAGTGAGCGCGCAGGGATGTTCAGGCGCTTCATGAAGCCGTCGTTGCCCCCGCCAAGCACGCGGCGCAGTCCGCTCGTATCGACGAAGAGACCGATCGAGGCGAAGGCGTACGCCGGGATTTGCGACCACCTGACCCCGCCTTGCTGAATCGTCCGATAGTCCATCGCGAGCGTGATGTTGTTCGTGGTCGAAGCGTCTACCGACATCGAGAAATAGACGCGCCCCTCGGCGGGGCTGTTCGTCGCCCAGATGTTGCGAAGCCGCGCATAGGAAAGGTGCTGCGTGATCCACTTGTGAATCGGGCGCGAGAGGGCCACCTCGAAGAAGTCCCCGAAGCTCGCGGTCGCTGAGAGGCTGTGAACCGTTCCGAATTGACTCACGAAGCCCAGTTCGTCTCCGTAGCGAAAGATCGCGTTTTGCCAGCAGGCGCCGAGGCCCGAGCAAAAGTTCTTGCGCGCGAAGCCATCTGAGCCAGTGGGCGAGCTGCCGGTGATGCGGTGGATCGAGCCCTTGTTCGGTCCCTTGAAGACGATCAGCTCGTCCTTGTGCGAGGCGATCCCGGTAATCATGTCGCCGTCGTTGGGGTCGATGTCGATCGAGCCCGAGCCAACCCCGATCCAGTCCTCGGGGTTCACGTTCGTCGAGTAGTAAAGCTTCGAGGGGTTGGTGAAGTCCCCCGCCGCCCAGGCGCGGTTCTTGTGCGCGCAGCCAAAGGAGAAGCGCGGCGGCGTCCCGGCGAGCGCCTGCGCGGTCGTCTGGTCCCAGGACTTCGGCGTATCGACGATCGAGTCGCTTGCAATTATCAGGAGGTCATCGAAGGTGAAGTACGAGGGCACGGCGCCCGAGGTGAGACCGGAAAAGAGCGTGGTCGTGAAAATGCCATCGTCGGTGTCAGCGAGGACTTTCGTGCCCACATGCACGACACGACGGCGCGTCGGGTTCGCGGCAACGCCCTGGCGCCAGTAGTCGTAGAGGCCGTTCACGGCGGCGCCCGCTTCCATGACGGAGGAATTCACGTGCGAGGTGCCGCCGATCTTGTGCGGCCCGCCGTCCAGCTCGAAGACCACGTTCTCCGCGTCCACGAGGAAGGGGAGCCGCACGGCACCCGAGGCATCCGGGGCGACATCAACGCTGGGGCCAAAATCACTCGCCCATCCGCCCGCGAAGGTGTGGCGCAGCGTGAGGGTGTTGGAGGCCATTAGGAGACCACCGCCCGATCCGTCACCCGGCGCCAGTTCGTGCCATCGGAGAACGCGAGCACCGCGCCGCCCGCCTCATTCGAGACGTAGATCACCCCACGCGCGTAGGTCACCGCCGAGGGCTTATTCGCGACGGTGTAGCTTGGCGCCTGGAAGATCATGGTCGAGGTCGTGGTGACATCCAGGCCGAACGCCTCGGCGATAGTGAGCCATGCGATCGAGCGGGCCTCGGCGAAGTTCATGCGGCCCGCCTCCACTGGGCGTACATCTGGGCCATCTCCCGAAGCTCGGATTTTTCCTGCCTCGCCGCGCGCCACACGTGCATGTTCACCGGCTGGGCCGGGGGCGCCGAGCCGTACATCACGCCGCCGCTAATCACGAAATCGACAGCGGGCGGGCGCGGCGGCGCAAAGCCGAGCGAAGGATCGGCGGCGGGCGACTCGACCGCGACGGCAAGCCCCGTGTTGAAGATGGCCTCGTTGAAGATGGAGGCATTGAAAATTCCGCTCATAGCGTAATAATCTCGCCGTCAATTGTCGGGGTGACGTACCAGTTGACCTGCTTCACCGGGTCGCCTATGAAACTGATCTGGATGCCGCTGTTGTCCGTGATCTTGGCAACGGCAATGTCCCACGACACTCCTGTAGGCGGGATGTCAGGCGGGCTTTCAGCCCCAACAACAGTTAGGACGCCACCGAATTTTTTGATCACTGCCGCGCGCCTGAACCTCTTCGCGGTGCCATCAACGGGGGCGTACGCTCGTACCTCGAGCTGGATGGTTCCGATCGCTGCGACTCCAGGTAGGAGGGCTACCCACCCGAGTATGGGCGTCGCGTTGAAGGTTTGGAATGTTGGGTTTTGTACCCGCAGTTCGGTATCTGTGCCGGTAGCCATTAGGGGACCTCGAATTCGACGCGAGTGATATCAAGCTTCTTGGAGGCTGCAGCCGTGTTGCGAACCCCCCAGGTGATGTAGGACTGCACTGACCCCGGGACATTGGTGTCTATGTCCGTGATGGCTTGGTCCTGAACACTGAACCTCCAGGCGTTTCCTAGATTGATCATCGCCAACGCCACGAAGTTGCTCGTGTCCAAAGTAATGCCGGAATCGACTCGCGTCTGCACGCCGCCAGAACGGCAAACGTAGAACCACGTTGAGTCCGCCGTAGTTTTCTCTATGTACACTCCATCCGCTGGCGGATCAGCAATCGGGTCTCCAATTTGACCGATTCTGATCATCGTGTTTGCGTCGTTGTTGGACGGGCGAACGACGAAAGTTTTATACCTTACATCTGCTATTCGAGTAGTTGTCCCTCCTTGGTGGACTATTGCGTAGGTTCCACCAACAGCAGTTGTATCAGTGCGATAGATTCCAATCGTACCGGGTTCGGAAGCCATAGGAGTACCTGAACCGCTAACTAGGGTCCAATCCAAGTCTCCAACTCTTCCCGATCTGGCAAAGATAAATTCATCAACGATCACGGTCACGGTTACCTCATTTCAAATTGAACATTGCCGGACATCGCATAGACGATCGTCGCGGTGATGGTTTTCACGCGAAGCGCGAGTCCCTCGCCCGCGCGCAACTTGATCGGCCCTTCGTTGTTATCGAAATCAAAAATCTTTTCCAAGATGCTGCCGATCGGATTTGCAAGCACAAACCCGCCGAGCGATTGGCCGAAGGTCACGCTGGTCGTGGTCAGCGCAGCGTTAGAAAATCTGAAGTCGCCGCCCGTCGTATCTGAGGCGATTTCGGGATTTGAGACCCCCGTGTCTTTACGGCCCATGTTGGCGGTCGTTACGGCGGTGCCGCCGCTCATAGCCGCCGCAGACGTGCGCACAAGCTCGTAGGCCCACTCCGTGCCAGTACCAGCGGTCGTCACCATCCAGGTCAAGCGAATCTTCCGCACGAGCCCGACCCTGGTCGAAGTCGTTGCGTTTCGCATATTGAAGATGGAAGACCCGTTCGCGGGAGCGCCCGCCGCGAACACACCGAAATCCAGGCGTTGAATGTAGCCATCGGCCCCCGGCGTCATGATCGTTCCGTCCGGGCCGTAGAGCGTGCTGCGCCCGGCCTTCGAGGTCGGGTCTACTGTTAGAAAGTCGGCTGATGCGCCTGATTCAGTGACGGCCATTACGCACCCACCACGTAATCAAATTTGAAATTGCCTTTCACAACACCCCGCGTGTGCCAGTAGCACTCGATGTTCGTGGTGCTCGTGGTTTTTCCACTGACAACGATCCCGTCCATCTCAGCCTCGTCGGCCAGAGTTCCCTTGCCTGTGTACGGACCATTCGCCTGCATGATCGAAACGGCTTTCCCGGAAGTGAGCCCCGAGGTCGTGATATTGAATTTCCCGCCTCTGCGCGCGGTGGTGCCGAGGTTTACTTCCACCGTTGTGAGCGCGAGGGACGCCGCTCCGGGTGAGCCGCCGACAACGGTTGCGCCGCTGCGCTTGAGAAACTCGCCGTCAGCAACGGCCCCCATCGCTAGGGTGGTCGGGCCGGTCGTCTCGCGCAGGCCGCGCGCCTGCGTTACGGTCGGGCTTGGGTACGTTCCGCTAAGGTCGCCGCTCGCCGCCCCGCTCGGCGCGCGCGAATCGGTGAGCCGCGCATCGTTCCCGGCAACCGCCTGCGCAGCCCCCGCCCCGATGATCGGCGGCTGCGGATCGGCGAGGACGCCTGACAGTCCTGCTACGGAAATCTCGTCGGCGCCGCCGTTTTCATGAGATGTATGGTGCGCGGCCGGAGCGAACGTGAGCGGGACGCCAGACAGCTCGCCATAATCGACGCTTCCACTTATTACTACTACGTGGGCGCCGGTGCCGTTCCATTGATCCTTGTTGACCTCCGCGCCAACCTCATCGGGCAGGGTCGCGACGGTCGTGTGGCTGGCGGTGGCGGTTAGGCTCATTGCGTATCCACCCTGAACGACTTGATCTTTCCGCCGAAGTCGCGCTCGGTGACGGTGAATTCGACCGAGCCCGGCGCGCTCATCGCCTCCAGCACGGCGCGCAGCTCCTTCAGCGCCTCGCGAATTTCGGCGAGCACACCCTCGTTCGTGGGCTGCGCCTGCGGCGCCGGAGGCTTGGGCTTCGCGCGCTTACGCTTCGCGGCCACCAAAACGAGTGCCCTTTTCTTCAGGGCCACGCGCCGCAAGTTGTCTTGGAATACTTCGACGGAGGCGCTCATCACTCCATCCGATCGAACTTGCCGTTGATGTCATAGCGCATGCCGCCGCCGCCGCTGTACGGCGATTGCGCGGCGCGCTTGTAGGAGGACACGCGGGGGCGGAAGCTCGCGCGCGGTGCGCCGACCTCCACGTCCGACATGATCCGCAGCATGAGATCGGTGTATTCGGCCTTCGCCTCGCCCGATCGCGCGTCATCACGCTTATCGCGATACCAGTTGTAGAGCCCGTGCAGCACGATCGCGTGGCGATAGCGAAGCGGCACGATCGGCTCGTCGGTCGCCGCAGAGAGGTTCTCCTGCTCAACGCCCAACGCCGAGACGGCGAGGTTCTTCGTGACATAGGAGTAGGGCACCGTCATCGTCGTGGAGGGCGGCGGGTGGAACGTCACGCGCCGGATGATGGTGGTGTTCCCCGAGGGCGGGTAATCCACGATCGTTGCCACCTTCGGGGTCTGGGGCGCCCCGCTCGTGATGTAGCGGCGCCTGAATTCCGTGCGCGAGATGAGATCAATCGCGGCCTCATCGGAGAACTGGCGCGCATCTACCGCGCGCATAAAGTCGGAGGCGAGGTCGTACTCGTCCTCGAAGTAAACGTATGTGCCCGCCGTGACGGTCGTCTCGATGAAGCGCTGCGAGAGCGTCGCGCTCGTGTCGTTCGTAACGGTCTGGATGATGTAAGGCGTGCGCCCGCCGTTGATGAGGATTTTTCCGTTGACGCGCATGTTCTTCACGGCGAAGCTGTTGTTCGTGTTCCAAAGTGTGTTAACGCCAGTGAGGGCGGTGTCGCCCTGCGTGATGCTCAGGGTGCCGGTCGTGTAGGGCGCATGCAGGGTGAGGCGGGCGCGGCGCTCCGCCCAGGGGTAGCGGTACTCCTGCCCGAGGTGCATGTCGTGAAGCGCGATGTTGATGTAGCGCTTCGCCTGATTCTCGGTCGCAGTAATGCCGGTCGTGGTCCGGACTCGGTTCTGCAAATCGGTGTGCAGGTCGGAAAAATCGGTGACCTGGGAGGTGGTGCTCATGGGCTCCTCGTGCTACAGCGCCGCGAACGCGCGGACGACTTAAATCGGGACTTCTTCCCAGCAGAAGGAAAAGATCAGCGCGGTGGTCGTCGCGATCGAGGTGTCGGAGGCCACGAAAAAGCCCGGCTGAATGATGAGCGAGCCCTCAAGATCGACGACGACGGCGGGGGTCAGCCCGTACGCGGTCGTCGCCACCGAGCCGACCGAGCCCGCCGTGAGGATCAGGATCGGCGCCGCGATGGTCGCGCCCGCCGAGGCGGTGGCAACCGACGACCGGCCACCGAACTTGCGGTTACGGATCGTGAGCGCTCCGGCTGCGGCGCCCGCGCCCACCGAGATGCCAACCGATGCCGCCGCGCCAACCGCGAACTGAGAGCAGGTGAATTTCTGGACGACCAAGTTGAAGCCCGAGCCAGCGGGATTCGCGACCGCGAGGCCGGTGAAGGTCGTGTTGAGCGACGTGGAGGTCGTAACCGCCGCTTGGTTACAGACCGAGAACATATTCTCGTTGACGGTCTGCTCGTAGTAACGGCCGTGCAGTTGGGAGACGATCTGGTCGCCTTGCCGCCCGCCGCGCGCCCGAGTGGGAAAGCCGATGCCGAGGTTCTGCTGGCCTACGACAACTTCGTTGAACATGATCTTTTACCCTTCTCTACGTGATGGAGTCCGCTACGTTTTGTCGAATCTGGCGGAGGTCTTCCGCTATGCCGCCCGAGTTCTGCAACAGCAGCATCGAGATCACCTGAAGCTCGATCAGGATTCGCATCTGCACATTCCCGGAGGCCGGGTTCGCGCTCGACGCTTCGCCCTGCTCCGAAAACAAGCTGCCGTTCAGGGCGTAAACCTTGTCGGAGGTCACTTCTTCGCCCTTTCGCGCCCGGCCTTCATCGCCGCCTTCTGTTCCTCCGAGAGCACGCGCTTGGGCTTCGTCGCGAATACGCCGCGCGCCGTCAGCATTTCCTTCGCCTGCGCGCGCTGCTCATTGGTCATGGTTGAGAGCAGGGCGGCGATCTCGGGTGCCGCCTCGCGGATGAGCGCAAGCTCCGCTTCACCGAAGATCACCGGCAGCGCGGCGCCCTCGGGCGGCAGGTGGTATTGTTTCCCCGGGATGAGGGCGTTGTGCATGTTCATGGTCGAGGCGGCGGGACGAAACCGTTCGATCGAGGCCGACTCGCGGTCCTCCGACCCGGCGTTCATGCGCCGCTGAATGTTTTGCCACTCGGCAATCGCGGGCTTGTTCCTCTTCTCCCACGCGCGGTGCCGATCGACGGCGCCCGGAGGGGACTTCCTCATCTCCTCCATCGAGAGCATCCCGGCCGTCCACTTCGTGCGCAGCTCCTCTTCGCGACGTACCGCCGCGTCGATCTCGTGCGAGGCGTAGGGCCGTGGGCGCTGCGTCTCCAGTTGCTTGTCCATCCGGCGCAATTGCTCGGCGACCGCACCCTTGTCCTCGATGTGCGGGCTCTGAAGCTTGCGTTGCAGCGTCTCGCGCTCGCCCTCCATCTCCTCAATCTGATCGGTGCGAAGAAGGGGCGCGGCTTTTTCCAGGGCGGCGGTTTCCATTACGCGACCACCGTGACGATCACGAATCCGGCGCCGCCGCCGACCGTGGCGAACCAGTTGTTCACAAGCTCCGCGAACGCGGCGGTGAAGTTCTTGATGGCGCCCGCGCCGGGGGACACGCCAAAACGGTTGTTCAGGAAGATGATCGACTTGTTCGCCGCGACGCCGGTGCCGTCGTAGCCGATGGTGATGGCGGTGCCGGAGCACGCCATGTCGCCCTCGCGCACCATGCCCTGCGACGCGGCGCCAAACTGCACGCCGACGGCCCAGGAGCCCGTCGTGTTGAGATAGGTCGGGTGATCGAGCAAGAAGTTGGTGCAGCCAGTGAGATCGAGCGCCGGACCTTGCGCGCCGATGGTGTTCAGCACCGAGAGGTTGGAGAAGGTCACCGAATCGGCGCCCGCCGAGGCGACGAAGCCCTTGGTCGAGACGCTCGCCGCCGCCGAGAGCGTGATTCCGCAATCGACGACCGCCATGCGCGCGGCGGCGCCGCTGAAGCTAACCGCAGTGCGCGCGGTGACCGGGATGAAGTTGATCCCGACGAACGTGGTGTCTGCCGCCGTGACGGTGATCGCGGTGCCCGCGAGCGTGGAGGTCCAGTTCACCTTTGTCGCCAGCGGATTCGAGCGCAGGGTCGCGTTCAGATAGCTGTAGGGGTGCATCGCAATAAACGTGAGCCCGGCCTTGTTGACCGCCACGTTCGAGGCCGAGGAGTGCGTGCCGGGGAGGAGCGCGATGACATCGCCCGCGTTCGCCGTCGCGTTCGAGATCGCTTGCGCCGGAGTGAGAAGCGCACTTTCCGGGCTCGTGCCGTCATTGCCGTCTGAGGCCGTGTAGCTCTTGCCGCAGAGCGTGTAGTTCGCCGAGGGGGAGACGAAATGAACGTTGCCGCCCATGACGGGCAGGTGTCCCCAGGCGGTGCCGTACTTGGTCAAAATGGACATCTACTTTCTCCTCACAGGCCGTCCGACTTCGGGTAGACCTTTGCTTTCGTCACGCCCGCCGAGCGCTCCGGGCCGGACTTTCCCGGCAGACCGGCCCACGCTGCCGTGTGCTCCGGCATCGCTTCGCTCTTCGAGCCAGACGCGAGCGGCTTCTTCCCCGAGACGCTCGGCGTCTTGAGGTTCGAGACTTGTTTGTTCCAGTACGGGTTTGGCACCTGCATCTCCTTTTGCGGCGTCGATCGCGACGGCGTAGACGCCCGCCTTCGCCGACACACCGAGCAGCCAATTCGTCAGCTCCACCGCCGCCTTCGGGTGGCACTCAACCGTGACCGAGACCTTCGCCACCGGATCGCGCGCGGCGTCGTAGATCGCGCGGTTTTCAAAAACGACGCTCACTTCTTTTTTCCAAGGTAGCCGCCGCGCTGAACGAGCCCACCGGGCGCCGAAAGGCGCTCTGCGGAAACCCGATCGGCGCCGCTCATCGTCTTGGAGACCGACACCTGCGGCGGCGCCTTTGCTTTGGGCGCCGTCTTCATTTACGTGACGCTCGCGCCCGTGATCCAGCGCCATTCCGTGATCGCGTTGAAGTAGCGCATGTACGCGCGCCACTTCGCGAGCAGCGTGTCCAGGTCTTCCGCCATCGCGAATTCGAGCGGAATGCGATCCGACCAGAAGGCGTATTGCTTGCGCATCGAGCCGTCGCACATGAACCAGTTCTTCGTGCTCGTGAGGTAGTTCCACTCGTAGAACGTGTAGACGCCCTTGTGGACGTTCGGGTTGTTGTTCGCCGAATCCACCTTCCCCATCGAGGTGATGATCTCGAACGCCTGCTCGTAGAGGTCGGGCGGACCCCAAAGCTCATCGGGGGAGATCGAGATGCGCTCGGCCTGATCGCCGCGAAACTGGACCATCTGGATGCGCGCCGCAGCGACCGCCGTTGCCGTCAGCGCCGAGGTCACCTTGTTGTCGAAGCCGCTCGCCGTGGAGGCGCCGGAGGTCGTGGTGTGCGAGTCCGAGCAAAGCGCGACGGCTTCCGAGTTCGTGTAGAAGTAGCTGTCCACGCTGAAGGCGTTGTTCAGCGGGCGCGCGGCGTGCTTCTGGCGCGTGCGGAAGGCCGACTGCGCGAGCGCCTTCGGCTTCTGGTCCATGATGTGATACTGGTCGTCGTCGAAGAGCTTGCGCTCGACCTGGATGCCGTTGGAGAACTCAACGGGCGTCGCGGTCGTGTTGTAGCCCAAGGACTGCGAGGTGTACGAAACGGTGCCGTTGAACTCCGCGAAGTCCGGGATCGTGCCGACGTTGCTCCAGGTCATGTTGTTGCGCCCGTTCGTCGAGACGGTGCTGAACAGGTTCCCGATCATGTCGGGAAGCTGCGCGTACTCGTCGTGGAAAATCTTCTGGAAGCGGGGGTCGAGGAGGTCCGCGAAAGCGGTCGATACGTGCGGGGCGGGCATGTCGGTTCCTTACGCGAGGTTCAAGGCGTGGCTGTTCGAGACACCGAGCACAAAGGAGTTGGTAGCCCCGGCGTCTGTGGAATCCGCCAGCCGCAACTCGGTGACCCGGAAAGGGGCGCCGGTGCCAACGGCAATCGAGGCGTCCGCCTGCGTGAGCAGCGTGGACAACTGGATCGTGACGGTCTGCATCGGCCAGTACGGCGCGCGCAGGAAGGTGTCGCCGACCGCAGTCGCGACATCGAAGGGAATCGTTACGGTGCCCGCCGTCGAGGAGACCGAGGTCACCTTGCGCACGCGCCCGGCGTTCGCGCCGGTGAGACCCCAGGTCACGCCCTCATCGAAGGTCGGGTTGGACCACTCGGCGGCGGTCGTGACCGCCGTGCCGCCCGCCGAGGCGGTGGTCACGGTCTGCGTGGCGAGCGCGGTGTTCTCCGTCGCTCCGCCGCTCATCTTCCAGCCCCAGACCGCAAACGGATTGATGATGAGGGTCACGACGCGCTCGGCGGAGGAGGCGCCCGTGCCCTGCGTGGTCGAGAAGGTCGATTGCACGGTGCCGGTGGTGGCAACCGAGCCCTGATCGACGCTCATGCCCACGAGGTCGGTCGCGGTGGTGGTCGTGGCGATCACGACGCCCGCCGTGCCCGCAGCGGGAACCGTGAAGGGAATCCCCACCGCCGTCAGCGTGACGCCGAACTGGAACTTCTTCAGGACCGGCACCGAACCGTAGAGGTCGTACGCGAAAAAGGCCATTTCAGTTTCCTTCGAGTGTCAGCCCCGGCAGATCGCCGAATACTCCATGTCGCGCCTTTGCTGCTCCTTCGTGCGCCACACCTCATTGAAGATGTCCTCGCGCATGAAGAACTGGCACTGCGCGCGCACCTTGCAGTAGTCGCAATCGCCGATGACGTAGGGGTAATCGGTCATCTTTCTGTAGCCGTACTTGGAGAGCACCTTCGGAGTCGCGAATTGCTTCGTGTGCGCGTCGCACAGCACGACCGATTTGCCCAGGTCCGCCATGTCGAGCACGTTCGAGGCGCCGGAGGTTGCCTGCGAGCGCCTGAACGCCGCCGCCTTTACGCGCGCGGCCTTGATGTCGCTCACCGAGAAATCTTTTTTGACAACAATGTCCACTCTTAGACCCTGGCTCCGTTTCGTCTGAGCACGTCCTTGTTGGCGTACTTCAGTTCCTCTTCAACTGCGGCCCAACCCGCGTAGCGCCCGGCCTTGATCTGGCCTTCGTAGTGCTCGCGCTGGCGGGCCGAGAGCGTCTTGACCATCGCGTAGTTCGAGCCGCTCTTCTTGGAGCCGCCCTCTTCCCCGCCACCGCCTGACTGCTCCTCGGCCTCTACCGAGCGCTCGCTCTTCGAGCGCCCCTTCTGAATCTTTTCGATCGGCCCGTACACCGCACGAAGCGCCGCGAGTTCTGTCTCGGTCGCCTCCGGCATTCCGATCGAAAGGAGATGCCGGTACTCTTCGGCCACTCTCGCCCGCTCGTCGGTGCCCTCCCGCCACGCTGCCGGGACTGCCTCCTTGTAGCGACGCAAGTCCTCGTCGATACGGCGCCGCGCATCGCGCTGATTGACCACCTCGGAAGCTGCGGCGGTCGCTCGTTCGATGGCGCGCTCGGTGATTTGCTTTTCCCAGACCTGATCGGCCTGGGCGAGGCTCATCTTTCCGTCGTCCACCGCAGCGAGAAGCTCGGCGCGGCTCACCTCTCGCGGCTTCTCGACGGGCTTCTCTTTGGACTTGGCGACTTCGGCGGTGAGCGCGGTGATCTGCGCGGTGAGCCTTGTCTCCTGATCCTTCAGTGCCGCGACCAGCCGCGAGCGAGGAATCGTCTCCTCTTCATCGCGATCCTTCTTTTCCTTGTCCTGCTCCGAGTCGGGCTTCTTTTCGCCGTCTTCGGTGTCGTCGTCCTTCGCCATGCCGAGCCTTCCCTCGTTGCCAGCCGCCGTCGTCGCAGCACCTACGACCGAACTACGAGGGGGACGCTACGCGCGCAAACTACGAACGACGTTTTTGGGGAGGGTCGGAAAACTAGACGAGAACGTGCGTTCGCACGGTGAGGCCGGGATGAATGCTCTTGCGCGCGCGAAAGTCCGCAGGCAGGTAGTAGCCCTCGGTGATGAGCCAGCCTTGCAAGAGGACGGTCGAGTAGTACGCCTTCTTGAACGGCCCGACGACGCGGCACTCGGCGATACCGTTACGCGCTTCGTGCTCGAAGAGATGCCCCCAGCGCGCCTCGGTCAGGCGATCGAATAACTGCACGACGGCGCGGCGCGCGAGCCTATCGGGAAGATTCACGGCGCTCCTCGAAGCGGGAGATCACGGCCTTCGCCGCATCCGCGCTCTCCATGATCGCCTTCGGAAGATCGCGCGCGATCTCAAAGGCCATGATCTGCGCGTCGTTGATGTGTAGCGCAATCTTCGCCTTCATGATCTCGTCCTGGCTCACGAGCGACGGATCGGCGAGGCGTCCCAGAGCGACGGCGCGCGCCTCGGTAAGCTCCTCGATGAGCCCCGTGAGATAGGCGAGGTACTGATCCCACTTCTGGTCATTGGTGAGCACCTGCATGTTGGGCGCCACGGCGGCGAGGGCGCGCAGCATCGGCAGGCGCTCGCGCGTGCGCTCCTCACGCTTCTTCGAGGCGAATTCGTTGTACTCCTCGCGCCCGTAGGTCATTTTTTCTTCTGGAACGCCTTCAACTGGATTTTCCTTACCGGAAATGCCTCGCCCGCGCGATTACACTTCTTGATGAAGGCGCGCTCCCGGTAGTTCGGGGCGCCGATCGTGAGCTGGATGTCGGCGCGGCTGTCGCGCCCGTCCGGGCCGGTCTTCTTATAGGTAACGCGGCACGCCTTCACGGTGAGCGATGGAGAGAGGTACTTCGTCGCCCGCTTGACCTTGTTGGCGAGCAGCGCCGACACCACGGCGCCGATGACGGTTGCGGGAACGGCTGCGAAATCGCGCTGCATTGGAACTTTCCTCCTAAGGGCCTGGGTTCCCGCCGCCACCGGCGCCGGGTAGGGACTCGTCCATAAGTTCGTTGTCCGAGACGGGCGGGAGCTTCTGGATTTCGGAGGCGCTGCCCTGGCCCCCTCCCTGAACACCACCTCCGGCGCCGCCGCCTTGCGTGCGAAGCTGCGCGGTCGCCTGCAACATCGCCGCCTTCTGGGCGTCTTGCATGATGCGTTGCTGGAGCCCCGCGAGGTACTCCTTCATGATCTCGACCGTCGCCGGGGTGAGGTGGCCGAATTCATCGGTGTTCACGAACTCCATGATGCGAGCGAGGTGCTCCTGCGCGCCCTCGACCGGCACGCCACGCGGCAGCTCGCCATTGATGATGAGGTCGATCGCCTCCTCGGCGAGGATGTTGGGCTCGAACGCAGTCGGGCTGGGCGGGCTGAGGTAGCGATCCGGGTCCAGGCCCCAGGCTTTGCCAAAGTCGTATTGCAGCCGGTAGATGCCGTCCGCCGTGATGACGCCAAGCTGCACGTTCAATTCCGAGATGTAGGTGCTCATCATCTGCCCGAGCGCCTGCTGCACCGCCTGCTTGTTGGTGTTCAGCGCATTCGCCATGAAGCCGAAGGAGAAGCGCCCCTCGATCTCCTCCACGTCCTTGATCGTGCGGTAGGGGTCTTGATTCTTCCTCGTGTAGCCGACGATCCGGTACTGCTTGCCCTTCGGGAGGAAGCGCTGATTCAATTCGTGGAACTGCCCCACGATCTCGGTAAGGCCGATGAAAAAACGCCGCAGGATGCGCTCCGGGCGCGCATCGCCCTGGGCGAGCACCGTTTGCATGCCGGAGACGGTTCTGAGCGCGGAGGCTTTGCCCTGCGGCACGCGGCCGAACTGAAGATCGCCCGTGGTGGTGAGCTTCTCTTGCTCCTGCGTGATGAGCGAGATCATGTTGAAGCCGAACGCCTCGCCCTGATTCGGCATCGCAGGGAAGTTCACATCGTTCTTCGGATCGGTGAGCGGATAGCCCTCGCCCGGCCAAAGACGAATCGTCTCGGGGCGCATGTTGGAGGTCGAGCGGTAGAAGAAGAAGGGCACGTTCTTGAGCGTCCCACCGTCGATCGTCTGGTCGGTGATCTGCTTTTTCAGATCGTGCAGCCCCTCCATCATTTCGAGGAGCCCGATCCCCAGGCGCCGCCCCGGCACCGGGATGAACTGCGCCTCACCGAAGGGGCGCCGGGGCGGCACGCTCGGGAACATCTGCGTGAGCAGGCGCGCGCGCAGGAGCGTCTTCGTCTCCAGGATCATCCACCAAATGATGTCTTCATCTACGCCGTCACCGTCGATGTCGTAGCAGTCGAAGACCTGGAGGCGCGTGAGGCGCTTATGCGACTCCGCCCCCTTGGGCATATCAACCCGCTGCTGCGTGACACCCTGCATCGCGTCCTTTTGCTCCTCGCTCTCCTGATACTGGCGCTCCGGCGCCGCGACGCCGATCTTCGTAAGCTCCTCCTTGGTGGGCATGTCGTAATACTTCGATTTCACAAGGCGCTTGATCTCATCCACGCCCGGGTAGTCGCGCAAGATTACGTGCGTCGCGCCCATCGGGTTCGCGGGGCCTGAGATTTGCAGGTTCTCGCAGCGCGCCGGGGCGAGGACATCGGCCTCGTCCTTGCGGATCATCCTCGGGCCGTCGCACACCACCGCCTCGTGCTGGATGTCAATCTCCACCGTCTGATCGTCGCGCGTGTAGAAGGACACCATCGTCTCAACGCCGTCGCGGTCGATCGCTTTCCAGTCCCAGCCGTCCTCCGAAGAGGTGAGCATCTGCCCCGGCAGGAGCGACTCAAGCTCCGCGCGGAAGTAATCAATCGGCATCACCTCATCGGGCATCCTCGGCATGGTGCGAAGATCATGGACCTCGCGCTTGTCGCGCACCCAGGGCACGTAGCAGGTGAAATGCCCGTCGTTCACGAAGTCCTCGATGAGCGAACCGATGATCGACTCCCCAGGAGGCGTCTGCTCCTCGAACATCTGGTAGTCGATCAGGTTATCCACCGCGTCCTGCTTGTCCTTGTCGCCCTTCTTGTGCGCCTTCGAGATGACGGCGGGCCGGATCGACATCACGGCGTTATGCAGCGTGTCTTGCACGCGCAAAGAATGCTGCGCGAGATCGGGGATCGCGGCGTCCGAGCAATCCTCCCAGGGCCAGTTCTTGCCCTCGGTCCACATGCGGTACTTCGCGTAGCGCTGGAGGCGCGCTTCCATCTCGGCTTGCCGCTCTAGCATGTCCTGCTGATAGAAGTCCGCGATGCGGTTCGCGACCTCTTCCTTGTCGATCTTGAGCGACTCGGCGCGACGACGCGCGCGGCGGGCGCGCACACCTTGCGCGCCGCCGCTTTCCTCGGGGCTCCCCTGCACGGATTCGGACTCGACTTCAGCCATGAATGTCCTCCCAGGCGCGGCGCCCGACCTCGGAGAGAATCGAGTTACGCATCTGCTCGTGGAACCAGTCCGGGCGCTCGCCGATCAGCTCTTCGGCCCAGGAGCGAACGGCAATCGCCCAAAGCTCGCCGTAGTCCTCTTCCGAAAGCCCCTCGGCACACGCTTCGCAAAAGGTCATATCCGCGATCTCGCCGCTCGCGAGCAGAAAGGTGATGCGCGTGGCACCCGCCTTCGGGCGCCCAACGCTCTTCATCTGCCCGGCGAGGTAGGCGCGCTCGGGGAATTTCAGGTTCTCGACCTCCTCCCAGCGCGCGAGGCAGTCGAAAACGTCCTCGCCGCAAAGCGTGCAGGCGCCGATGCGTTTGGTCGCCTCCCTCATGCCGCCGCCTCGGCTTCATCGGGGAGCCTCTTCACGTGATCGAGGAATTCCGCGCGCAGCTCTTGACGCTCCTCTTTGAACTTTTCGACCAGCGCCTTGCGCAACGCCTCGACGCGCGCGATGTAAGCGGAGGCCGAGGGGCCGCAGACCTCGCAGTATTGGCGCTTGTAGACGTGTCCCAGCTCGATCGAGGGCTTCACCATCGCGGCGCCGCAGCCGTCACAGAGGAAGGCGATTGCCATCTAGTACGCGCCCCGGCGCTTGCCGTTCCTCTTGAACACCGGCGCGCCGTAGCGAAGCACGCTGAACTGCGGCTCGGAATTCAAGCAATACTTGATGAGCGTCGGGAAGTCGTCGTACTTCGCCTTCGGTTGCTGCTTAAGGTCGCGCTCCTGCGCGCGCTTGTAGTCGTCCCAGACGTAGCGATTAAACTGGTACACCGTGTCCTTGCAGCGCGCGTGGATGTGCAGGCGCGGGCGCTGCGCGCGCCGGTCGGGCTTGAGATAGGCGTTGATCCGCTTCCTGCCCACCTCGGAGTCATCCCCGAGTTCGCAGTCAAGGCGCGCTTTACGAAATTCGTCCTGCCACGTGATGTCGCGATTCGTGCCCGCGACGCTCGCGCCCATGTTCGGGTCCATGATCCGGCGCGTGACAATAAGCGAGAGGTCTTCTTCGATCTCCTTCACGCGCTTCGCGACATCGACGGGATCACCCTCCACCTGGGCCTCGGCCACCTGCCAAAGGTCATCCGAAGGATCGACCTGAACCCAGGACATCATGTGCGGCTTCCTCGGGTGCGGATCGAGGAGATAGATCGTCGGCCACGAGGGCGAGGCGCCAAAGTCGTCCACGTGGTTGTACTCGACCACCTCGAAGCTCCCGCACACGCCGCAGCAGCGAACGCCAAGATCGGTGACGCCGTAGGTCGTGCCCTTGCCGCAGGCGAAGCACCAAAGGCGCGTGTGATCGGTGAAATCCGGGTGGATGCGGTTCGAGAACCTGAGCGGCTGGCCGTAGATGCGGACCTTCCTCGTCTCCTCCGACCACTGCGCCATGCGCGCCGCTACCGCCGACTGATCGAGGTGGGGGTTATCCACCGTGTGCAGCTCGAACCACGCCACGTTCTTGTCGTTCGGGTTGATGCCGGGCTCGTAGACCTCGTTGTAAATCCAGTCCACCGCGATCGAGGGATCGTCGGGCCACGTCATCGCGAGCAAAATGCGCCCAGCAACACGCATCGTGCGCGCCTCGTTCTCCCGCCAGATCGCAAGGGAGGGCGGCTCATCGTGAAGCACGATGTGAAAGTCCCCCGAGGCGAAATCCGAGGGCTCCTGATCGACCGACATGAACTGGATCGAGGACTCCCCGGCCACCTCGTTCGTCCACGGATCGCGGCAGATCAAGCGCAGGATGCGGAGCTTCTCGCTCCAGGAGCGCGACCACTCGCCATCGAGGAGCGAGGTCTTGGGCACCCAGCCCCAATGCCCGCGCTCACCTCCCGGCCGATCGACGCCGGTCCAGCGCCAGTATTGGAGCTTCGGCAGGATGATCGGGTGAAGGACGGTGGTGAGCGACTCGCACACGATGCGGCACTGGATCGGGCCGCGAAACTTTTGCTTCGCGAGGTGCATCTGCGAGTAGGGGAAGATGCCGGTCGCGCACATCAACATCTCGATGACGGCGGTCTCGGTCTTGGAAGCGCCGTTGCCCCCGCCGATCCCGACCACCTTCTCCTCGGCGTCGTGGACGAGCTGGGCGTGCGGGCTCACCGGCTTGTAGTAGAGGAGCTGGTTCTCCTGGCGATCGGCCTTCTGGAGTTCGAGCGTCTGAAGGAGGAGCGCGCGGAACGCCTCCTCGGGCATCGTCTCCAGGGAGGATGCGTCAGGGGAGGGGCTGGACATCGACCACCTCTGGTAACGACCGCGGCGTTACGTCCTTCGCCTCACCCTCGATCGTGATCCCCCGGCGCTTCGCCTCGCGCACGAGGAGCGGCACGAGTTCATTCAGGGAGCGGCGCTCATCGAGGGAGACGATCTGCGTGGGCTCGCCCTTGAGGAGCTGGCGCTTCTCGATCAACTGCGCGGTGCCTAGGGCCAAGTCGCGGAAGCTCGCCTCGCCCATGATGTAGTCGTCCATGTAGCCGAGCGCGTGGTTGATACGCTCATCGAGCTTGTGGACAAGCTCCTTCGTCTTGATCGCGCGCATCTCGTTCGAGACGCCCTGGTAGCGGGTACGCATGCGCTTCGCGAGCCCCTCGATGACCAGGGGGCGAAGGCCGCATTCCTTCGCGACCTCGACGAGGCGCACGAAGGGATCGGTCACCTTGTCGATCAGCTCGGCGGCGCGCTCGGCGGGGAGCCGCGCCTCAATCGGACGCCCCGAGGACTCAACCAGACCGCCCGAGAGTTTATGCTTGGCGACCCGAAAGGCTTCGGTGATGGTCGTCTCGCCGCGCCCAAGTATGGCGGCGATCTCCCGGAAGGATTTACCCTCCTTCTCGTGGAGGTCGTAGATCGTCTTTTGCTTCTCGGTGAGCGGCCTACGTTCTGACAATGCGCGTCCTCTCGGCGTCTATTGGCGCCGAGTAGAACGCAAAACCTGCGTATCGCGAAGTTACTGCGGAGGCGTTACGTCTTCAGCTTCGGCGGGTCGAGAAGCATGAAGTCATGCGCCCAATCCTGCCGGTAATCGCAGCTACGGCAAATCCAGCCGGTCGGCGTCGGCGTCAATATTCCAAGATCACCGCCTTCATTGGAATGCTTTCCGTCGCCACGATTCACGCAGGTGAACGGGTGTACGACGCCAGACGCCTGCCAGCGCTCAAGCGCGGCGACCTGCTCCTCGGTCCACGGCGCCTGAACAAAGCTCACTTGATCCTCCAGATGCGCCCGACCTTGCCGAGCCTCGCCATCGTGAACTTGGCGTTCTTGTTTTTGCGGCGACGGTTGCTGCGCGCGCGATCAACCCTCTTCCAGTCCTCGATCGGGAACTCGAACGAGCCGTACTCGACTTTATCGCCCTTTTTGCGGACCTCCAGTTTGTCTATCGGGAAGAGCGTCGGCTTTCCGGGTGGCGGCACGTCGTACTCGATTTTGTACTTGCTCTCCTGCGTTGGCGCAGACCAGCTCACGCGCGGCTTGCGTTTGGGCGGCTTCAGCTTCGGCGGCTTTGCCACACGCGCTGGACCGTAGAGCGTTTTCTTCCACGTGTAGTAGCTAAATACGCTGATGCCTACCTCGGCGCAAGCTTCAAGGTCCGTCTTCCCGCCATCCTTGAGGCGATTCACCTCGCGCACGGCTTGGCGCCTTTTCTCATCGGTGTCGAATTTAATCCTGGTAGCAATTGCCTTTGATGTTGCCTCGGGACTTCCTACCTCTGACATAGCACCTCCTCCTTGTTCGCTGTGATCGAACGAAAACCCCTTCGCGAACGCGCGCGCTGCCACTTTTAGTGCTTCGTCTGTTGACGCGCGATGCGCTTTTGCGCCGCCTCCTCACCGCAGGTGCCAAAGCGCTCGCGAATGAGGTTGCAGAGATTGGTCACGCCCCCAGGAACGGTCGAATGCTGACAGTGGAGCTTAAGCTTCGGCGGCGCGTTCCTCGCCATGATGTAGCAGTAGTCAACTTTCTTTGACAACTCCTCGATCCGGTCGCGCCGCGTGTGCGGCTCCAGGATTCGCATGTCGATGTGCCTGAAGACCTGCTTGATGGCGGAGGGTTGCTTCGCGAGTAGCCCGAGGAACATAATCTTTGGCTCGTAGAACTTCTCAGGCAGATCGCCCTTCGGTTTTTTCTCAGCCTCCGGCGCCGGGGCTGGAATCTCAAGGTGCTCCACGCTCGCGCCGTTGCCGTTCATCTTCAGTTTCGGCGCAATGAGCGCGATGTGCTTCGAGACCGCCGCCTCGACGATGCGTTCCATCTTCGCCTCGGCGAGATCGGCAAGGGGCTTCGCAAGCTCGCGCAGCAGCGTAGCGACGGCGGCGGCGAGCGTAAGCTGCGGCTCGATTGCCCGCAGATGCTCCCTTACCTTCGCTTCGACATCCTGCTGGGTTTCCTGAACCTGAACCTGGGGCTGCGGCGGCGCCGCCTCATCCTCGATCTTTAACTGCTCGACGGGCATGGAGGTGAAGTGCTCAATCCGCTTGTCGAGCGTCTGTAATATCTGCACACCAAAGTTGGTCTTGCGTCTATCCGGTGGGAGCCACCGATCTTGCGCCGCGAGAAGAGCGCTTCTTCGCGTGTGGCTCGGGTCTTTGCTCATGAGGTACACGGCGCCCTTCGCCACAATGTCGATTTGCGCATTTTTCCATCTTAGGTTTCCAGCTACGTTTACTGTCATTTCAATCTCCTTGTTACGAATGGTTCACGCGGTAAGGCGCGTCCTTCCTGCGGTGCGCAGCACCTCTTCGACGTGGTGCTGGAGCATCAACTTTTGCGTGAGGAGGTGATCGTGGTGCGGCACGTTCGCGGCGTCCTGAGCGCGAAAGCAAAGACGCTCGATCTCGCGCTCACCTTCCAGGCGGGTGATGTTGCCGTGGACGCCGCGATCGGAATGGACCTTAAAGCGCTCGCCCGCGCGACCCTCGACGATGAACCACTTCGAGCGCAGGTAGTCGGCGCGTTGCGCGGGCGTGAGATGCTTTAGCAGAAGCTCCTCGGCACGCTGCTTCGCCTCGGCCACCCGGCGCTCCCGCTCTTGGTGTTTGCGCTCAAGCGCGGCGTTCTCGTGGCGCGCGAGGGCGCTAAGCTCGCGCGCGTGGCGCTGCTGGCGTTCACGCTGCTGGCGTTCATACTCCTCCATCGAGCGGCGGTTGTAGGTCTCGTCATCCGCCCAGTAAGTCCAAACGCGCGCATTCGTCACCTGCGTGGAGTTGTCCACCCACACATTGAAAACGTCGTTGAGAGTGGTGGAGGAGATCACGGAGGCGGTGGTGTTCGTCTGGATCATCTTAGGCCAAGTCTGGGTCGTGGCGGCGTAGGTGCCCAAGCCCAAACCACCGTGATAAAAAGCCAAGGGCATCACCCGGCCTGGATCGCGGGGATGAGGATCATCTTCTCGGCGTCGGGCTCAAAGCTCTTCATGGGCTCGCCCTCCGAGCCATCTTTTTTCACGCGAAATGCCCTATAGCCCTTCGCTGTTAGCGCCTGGAACTGCGCGCGCGCCGCCGCGACCTCCGCATCACTATCGGAGTCCCACGTCGTTTTCGTGTGCCCGGTCGTATCAAGGATTTCCATTTCGTTCATCGTGCCCATCATGGTCCTTTCGGGGTGGTTCGGTTTAAGAATTTGCGCAGGCGCTCTTTTGCCTCGCGGGCCGCGCGCATCTTTTCGGCGAACACTTCGCCTTGCAGACGTGGCTTCTTGTCTCCCTCGGGGAACGGCCACTCCGGCGTGCGCCGCGCGAGGCGTGAGCGTGCGCCAGCCTCTAACAACCTCGCGATGCGGGCCGCGCGCTTCTCAGGTGTGAGCGCGGCCCACGAGGCGGCGCCGCCAATGCTAGCGACCCTCGCGCGCTCCTTCTTCGGCTTCGCACGCTGCGCGGCGTGCAGCCTCCCCACAATCGCGAGTTGATCGTTTCGCTTTTCCTCCGGCGTGAGCCCGGACCAGCGATTCGCGCCGCCTTGTGAGGAAAGGCGACGATGTTCCTCGGGGGGGAGCTGGTCGAATCTGGTTGAGCACTTCGGATCGCGCGCGCCGCGCGCTTTGATTGTTTTGGCGAGGGTGATCGCCTCTCGGTTCCCAGCCTTGATAAGCGGCGGGAGGTACAGCTCACGGAAGAATTTCTTTGCGCTCATTCTGGGTCTTTCAGAAGCCGCAGCGCGCGGATGCCGTCTTCGATGTCATGGAGTCGATCGAACTCGCTATCCATGATCTCGGTGGTTTGAAAGCGAAACCCGCAGGCATCGCAGCGCTTGCGCCGCCTGACCGACCAGACGCCGCCCGCTTTTGGCGTTCGTGTGTCGTAGGTAATGACTGCGTCCTTGCCACATTTCGGATTCGGGCATCGCATTCTTCCGGTGTGCTCATCCTTGACCTGAGAATAGCATGAACCATAAAAACGATCTCGCTGTCGGTCCTGGAGCGTACATTTATCACTTCGTCCCGCCGCATTTACTACATACGGTATGCGGCCTACTACAGACGGTAAATTATTTGATCTTCGGAAAAACTTCACCATCGTTTGGCGACCAGAAAAGGCGCTTCATTTTTTTTCCCTCGCGAAAAAGATTCCACGCCTTCACGAGCAGCGCTGCGATTTCCCGACGCGGCAGGCGCGCAAGGGAGGAGCGATTTGAGGCGAGGCGCTCACGAAGAAGAAGCACCGGCGAGCCCTGCTTCAATTCAATGCCAGTCGAGAGTTGCTCGAAGAATTCGAGCGCCTCGTGCGCGCTTTTTTTCCAGAAGAGGTAACCAAATCCCGCCGCGATCGAGACCTCGATGAGTCCCGAGCAGTGTTGCGCGCGCTCGACCCACTCGCGCACCTCGGGATGCTCATCGAGGCCCTGGAGGATGTCGTCATTCGTGACGAGCCCGGAGCGATGATCGTAAATCTCAAGGACATCGTAGATGATGATGACTCTCAGCGCCCCCGAGAGGAGCGAGCAATTTTTCTCCCCGCGCATCGCGAGCACATCGGCGCCATTGCGGCGGCGCCCGGTGTCGATCGTGCCGAAGACATCGGGGGGCACATCGCACGCGACCAGCCCCTTCACCGTCACGCCCGAGGACACGATCGCGGTGAGCCGGTGCTGACCATTGATGACCTCACCGTTCGGGCCGAGTTGATATGCCTCGTAGTTCAACTTCCACTTCCCCTGCTTCATCTGGGTCGCGAGTGACTTGACATGCTTCGGGGAGATCGGGCGTTGCGAGAAGTCGCTCGCGTCCAACCACTTCTGCGCCATCTTCGGCGTGATCGTTTCGATGAAGACATTTTTTGCGGGGGTCATCGGTTTCTTTCAGGATTAAATTGTCGAAGCCAGAGCGGCCTCGGTTGCAGCCGTAGCACGCGAGCACCACGGCGTTTCGCCTCCAGGGGCTCGGCCACCGAAAGCGCGGATCGCATCTCTGATACAGGTGATCGAGGGTGGCCTGATTCTGCGCCTGCCGCCAGCCGTCCGGAGTCGGTGAGCGCGGGGGCACGGTGATGCAGCCGCAGTAGGCGCAGCGCGCGCTATGGCTCCATAATCGCAGGAGCACGCTTCGCTCGCCCGATCGCTGCGAGCCCAGTCGAAGCGGGGCACTTTGCGTCTTCTCGGCAAGTTCAAAAAGAAGTCTCCACTTTGCTGTTGGCACTCATGGTTCCGTATCCCCCTCCTCCCGGGTTCGCGGACTCGACCCACTCGATGCGGCGCAGGTCGTAGGGCGGTCTGTCGGGGCCATCATCCAAAACCAACGACGCGACGCCCACAGCATCGCCCGCCTTTCGGACATAGGCGAAGCGAAAGACCTTAACAAGACCAGGGCGCACCGCCTCGGCGAAGCCAACGAGGCGCTCGGGAGGCACCCACAACTGCGGCGCCGCAAACGAGCGCACCGGCATAAGAAGGCCCGGCGTGGTGATGACCCAGGGTGCGGCGACGGCACCCAGCAGAAACGATCGACGATTCACGCGGCCCCCGCCGCTTTGATCGCCTTGTCGTAGACGGCGAGCACCTGGGACTTTCTCTTCGCCACGCTGTCGTTGAACTCTATGATGTCCATCTGCACGACATCGTGGGGATCATTCGGGCAGGCATCGTCCAGGAGCTTCATCGCGCGCTGGTGGAGGCGATCATTAGAAAAGCCAGTAATCGCCCCTCTCGCACACCACTTCACCGCATCGACATCCGAGGGGTTAACTCTTTGATCGTACCGATCTCTCGCGTCCGCGCCCTTCGTCCAGCCCTTCACGATCCGGCGCCGCGCAGCACGCAGGAGTGCTACCACCGTCATTGCCTCTTTCATGATGCCTCCACCCATTTCCCGTTTTCATCGACGACAAAGATTCTCGTGGTGACAATGCCCGCCTGAAATTCCTGGAGTTCGATGCGCGTGATCGGGTAGCAGACGCACGGCGAGACCCGCTGCTTATCCCGATCCAGCAAATACACGAGCGCCGAGGCGTATTCAATTTCAGGCGGCATTGTTAACCTATGTTGACCTCAGTAAACGACAGAGGACTCGTGTTCCACGTGAATCACCTGCGCGGGCTTGAGGTACGAGTCATGGGGCATGATCGTTATCATGCCGTGCGACGCCCACGGGCTCGGCTCGCTCAGGACGCGCGCCCTCAGGGGCTCGACGCCGATCAGGCGCTTCATGAAGCGCCCGGCCTCCAGGTCGATAATCACTTTATCGAGGAGCGCGAGCACCTCTTCCTTCGTGCGCCCACCCGCGTCGTTGAATTGGACGATGAACCTCGTGTCGAAGCTCGGCTCACCGAACGCCGCCATGTTGAACGCGCGAATTGTCGGACAGGTGTTATCGCGAACTTGATACCCCGCAGCAACCAGGATGGCACCGCCGAGGCAATAGAGCACGCCCCCATTGCTGGACCGACCCTCCCAATGTCCACGTATCCATCCCGCATTGACCAACGCGCGGGCGCGCTTGAGAACTTCCACGTCATCCTGCATGTGAACCTCCCGGTTCGGGTTACCTCCGCGCGCGCACGATGCGCAGGCGGTGCTACGTTCCTTTGTCCTTCAACGATTCCACAAGCAAGTTCGTGAGAGCCCGGTGCGACGCGATCAGGAATTGAATCGGCTCGTCGCCGCCGCCGATGACCCCGCTGCTCACCTCGATGAGGAAATCGCACGCGGCTTTGCGGTCGCGCTCGGCGCGCTGGAGGGCCATAACCGCAGCCTGCATCCAGTTGCGGGCAGCGTCGAGATCGACGCGCGGATCGCCTATGCCAAGATCGGGCACCCCCGCGAGGAGCTTCTCGTAGTCGCTCGGCATGGGGCCGGGTGGCCCGATCACGTCAGGGCCGTCGTCATCGTCATGCCCATGGTGCGGCTGGCCGAACGCGCGATCGAGCGCTTCCTTGTCAGGCCACGTCCTCACCTGGAGCGGCGTGGGCGTAGCGCCAGCGCCGGGCGCCCAATTCGGCTCGAACTCGGCCGCAGGCGGATGGATCAACTGCCCAACCCGAAACGGCTCCGGCGTGAGATTGAATCCGGCGCCGCAGTCTTTGTTCCCGCAGTACCAGTTCACCGACTGCCCGCCATGCGGCCCCTCGAAGAAGAGCTTGCCCTGACAGAACGGGCACTCGCCAAAATCGTAGAGGTGGACCTTCTCCGGTGCGGTGAGGTCACGCATCGCGCGCTCCATCGAGATGCGCGCCGCAGTCATAGCATCGCGGCGGCGCCCCTCGATACCACTCGACCGGATCGTGGCCGAAGAGCCCGCACCAAAGCCTCCTCAGCCACGTCGAGCGGGGAAACATGACGGGGTGTCCTAGGTAGCGGCTCATGTCGGGGTTTCTCCTTTAATCGCAGCCTGCGCCGAACAGCGCTCGCAGAAGAGCCCTTGCAGCTTCGGCCTGCCGTGGCGCGTGACCCATGCCTCGTGCCCGCAGCGCAGCGTGAGGCACCAGCGCTTCGCGTTCATCGGCGATTGATCGACGCGCATGACCGCCTGGGTGTGCAGCTTCTTCGCGGCCTTCACGTCTTTCCAGTAGTCTCCCATGTCACCCATTTGTCGCTCCTTTTCCGTCTGAACGACGCACCAAGGCTGCGTCCACATGGGCCTGCCACTCCTGAGCGTCGGACGTAAACAACCGCTCCAGCATTCCGTTTGCTTCGTCGCATTCGAGAAGTTCCATGAGGAACCTCCAGCGTGCCGCGTCCTGTTTGTCTCGGGCATCTATTGCGGAGGAAGGTGCGGCAAGCTCGCGCTCAAGCTGGTCGATTCGCTCTGCCTGACGCTGCGCAAAGTCCAGCCCGACAACGGCGAACGTAGCCGCGCGACGGTTGCTTTCCATGTGCCGCTCAAGAGCTTCTACCGCGCCGGTCAACTGTATAGAGGACGAAGCCGGGCGCGCTGGCGTAATGCTGCCGTTCAATGTGGCGCCATGCACAGCATCTTTGAACAGCTCGACGTGGGATGTGGCTGCGCGCTCCAGTTCGGCCCCACGTCTGATTACCCTGGCCTCGTAGCCGCACTCGCAAGCGGCGTAGCGCGCCGGGCATCCGCGAGCATGGTCTTCGTGCTCGAAGACGTTTTCGGGCGGCTTATCGTCGAGGCTCACAGTTCCTCCCCGAGTTCTTTCATGAGCGTCGAGCCCGCCACCGCAGCCTCCCAAGGGGCGCCGGATTTGCTCGGGAAGAACGGGCTTTGCTGATCCTTCGTGCGGTAGATCAAGGTCGCAAAAAGTATGTCGATCGCGTGATGCTGCGCGCGTACGACTGCGATCAGGCGCTTGCGGTTCTCCTCCACATCCTCGTACTTCACCCAATCCCCATCCTCACGCGGGAAGTGACCACCGTCCTCAAGAACGTAGCGGTCGAGGCTCATACCGGCGCCTCCGGGTTTTCTTCCCCGCGCACGTTCGGCCCGTGGAACTCCACGATGAATTCCTCGTTCACCTTGAGCCTGATCGACTTGTGATAGAACGGCCCCGGCATCGCCGTGTGCGTCGTCTCCTTGAACGATCGCATCTGCGCCTCCAGGCCCTTGTAGTCCTCGTAGGAGAGATGGAAGTAGGCGACGGTCATGGCGCGCACCTCACCATCAGGCGCGACACGATCGCGTCGTGAATATCCGGAGTCCCGGCGAAGAGAATAATCGCGACCAGGATCGCCACAATCAGCACCGCCTTGTCGGTCATGAAACCCTCCTCGAAAGCGCGGCGGTGATGACCTGAAGAAATGCCGAGCGCGGGTTACAGCGAAGAAGCTCCGCCTGAACGCGGGTAAGCTCTTCGACCGTTGCCCCCTCCAGGGCCGCGTCGGCGCCGCCAAGATAGGTGAGCAAGCGCCCCGCGTTGTCTTTGATGTCGGTCGTCACAAGAAGCTCGGCGAGCGCCAAGGCGAAGGGTTTCTTTTTCATGGCGCCTCCGCCCGGACGAGCCGATTCAGCTTGGGGTCAAACCTCCACCACGTCTTATCTCTCGCGTGATAGAAGCGATCTCCCTCCTGCCAGAATTGCCACTGCGGGCCTTCGTACTCACGGGCGGGCACCGGAGCCGCCTCAAGCATGATCTCAAGCTCGCGCGCGAAGGCAACCGCGTCCATCTCCTGCGGATATTCCGTGCGATCCGGCCCGTACTTCAAGTGCTGCGCCAGCTCGAACGCATCGGTCAGCGGCGTAGGGATGCGCTTACTCATGCGCGCCCCCAGATGAGCCAGCCGATCAAGAGCCCGAGGAGGAGCGAGGCGCCAACGAGCCCGAGCAACCGATACACGAAGTGGCGAAGATAGCGCCGCTCGTCGGCGGTGAAGATTTCCCTCGTCTTCCCGGCGCCCAGATCAGCGATCATGTCGCGCAGGATGTTCGCGTGCCGCACGCGCTCCGGGTCGCCAAGCGCGCCCGCGATTCCAGCGGCCTGATCGAAAAGATGCAGCATCACGCGCGACGTTGCGTGCAGCGTATCGAATCGCACCCACGCGCCATCGGGCGTCTCGATCATCGAGGCGAAGACATCCTTCCCGTCATCGACCACGACCTCGGGGTTGTAGCGAACGAAGCCCTGGGTCATGACGCCACCAGCAGCAAAGGGAGCAGCAGAACGAAGCCCACCACGAAGGTGATCGGCTCCTCGATCCAACACCAGACCAGCGCGATGGCGATCATGACACCCTCGCCACGAGCTTCACGAACCACGACCACAGGAACGACCCCCAGACAATCAGCGTGATCCAGTCGAACGCGAGCTTGGGGTGCAGGAGGATCGCGGCGAAGAGCGGGAGGAAGGTCATGACGACCTCCGCAGGATTTCCCGGCCCACGACCTCAACGAAGTCCGAGCGGTTTTCGGCGAGCGTGTGGTTCGCGCTCCTCAATTCCTCGATCGAGCACTCCTCGATGCACCGCGAGGCCATCCCGAGGTAGATCAACAACTGCTTGTCGAGGTCGGGACCGACCCGCGCCGCAATCGCCTGGATCAAGACCTCGATCGGCACCGTCTTCAGGTTCACGGTGGTCATGACGGCTTCCTCCCGTCGCGCGGCGTCACGACCGCAAGCTCGCGACGGTTGGTGAACTGGTACAGCCGCACCGGCGTGCGCGCCATGTCCGAAAGCTGCTGCGCGCCCAACGCCATCGCCTCGGCGCTTGGGCGGTGATCCGAGATCAAAACGATCCCGTTCACCGCAATCGCCTCGTGCCCACGCTTACCGACCGCCGCCGCGTCATCGACGACCCAGGCATACACCTCCGTGATCCTCTCCATCGAAAACCTCCTTACATATATGTATGTAACGGGGGAGAGGTTACCGGACCCAGGGGGCACTTGTTTTTTCGGCTGGTGGGGGGGACTCATCGCCACAGCGACGCCCCGAGGGGGTGCGCCGGTTGCCTCCTGGGCGCTGCGCATGCCTGGGCGCTGCGGATGCAGGCTCTCATCCTGTCCGCTTGCACTCCTAAGTCTATGATGTGATGCGACTATCCTACGCGCTAGCCTCTCAGGTCTCACACAGTGCCCAAGTCTGGGCCAGGACAGCGGTGCCCATGCCTCTATGTTGCAGCGCAGCGCACACGCTAGCCAAGCTGAACAGCAGGACCCGTCCACATTCCCCCTCATGCCTGCCAATCCTCCGTAACCACGGGCACCGCATCGGCCGCGAGCGCTGCCTGTTCCTCCCCAGCGATCTCAACGACAGGCGCCCGCGCAAGCCTGCGCATCCTCTTGACGCGCGCTGTGCGATACCGGCTCGCGCTAACCCTGCACTCGAAGGCCACCAATACGCGCTTGCCATCCTCGGACATGAGCGCCAGCGGCACCCTCACCGCGCGCTTGTCTACGCCCTTATCTGCGAGCAGCATATTGGCTCTCAAGCGCTCGATGCCGTAGCGCTCGCGCAGCGCCACAAACGCACGGCACACAATATCAATACGAGTAAGAGAAGCACCCCCCATAGCCCCCGCAGCCTTGTGTACGCTCCCGAACATAGGCGCGACTCTGGCACACACGCTATCGCATCGGCAAGTCACGGTGCTCCCGTTACTACATACGGTACAGCGCGCACTACATGCGGTAGGGCTGTGCGCTTTGTCTCACCCTTGACGAAGACTTGACACGCTGTCTTTCTTCTGTGTTACGCTCTGACAGTTACACGTGAAACGGTCCACGCATAGACCGCCAAAGCCCGCAACGGGCGGAGGTTTCAAAGATGCTCACCCTCGCAGTCATCACCATCACCCTCACGATAGAAGCATTCCTACTCCAGCTATGGCTTGCGCGGAGGGCGTCATGACCCACGCCCTGCGCCGTTGGCTCAATCAATTCGATGCTGCGCAAGCCAAGCGCAACGAGGCAGACACCTACAAGCTCGCGCTGTCCAAGCTGCGCACTGCTGGGCGCCAGCGTAGGCGCCAAGAGCGCAAGGCGAAACACTCGCAGTCACACGCATTTCTAATCCGTGAGGTGTCCTAATGTCCTGCTCGAAAAAAGACTACGTGGCAATCGCGCGAATTATTCAGGTGCGCATTGACGCAGCGCGCCCAATTCCTACCGATACCGATACGCTCATGAAAATGCGGCGAGCGCAATTCACTACAGCAGAAGCAATCGGCTTCAATCTTGCGGAGTATTTCGGTGCACAGTCCCCAGCATTCGACCGTGCGCGCTTCCTCAAGGCGTGCGGCATCGGGGAGCAATCATGAACCTTTTTATAAACGCTGTCGCAATTCACTGCCTCATGCGTGCGTGTTTCGGCAAGGGCTATAGCAAGGAATACGTTGATCGCGCGATGGTGCGCAGCAGCGCCTACGGATGGGGGCTATAAACATGGACGCCTACATCTATCAAGCCGCGCTCTTTTGCGAGCAGTGCATAGCGGCAATCAAAGAGACGCGGAAGGACCATTGCGGCACGTGCGGCGGATTCCATGCCGTAATCGACAGCATGGACTGTCGCGGCTTCAATCAAGAGACAGGCGAACCGCGCTACGAAAACCTGTATGACTCGGACGACTACCCCAAAGGTCCGTACAGCGACGGCGGAGGGGAAGCGGACAGCCCGCAGCATTGCGACTCGTGCGGCACGTTCCTTGAGAATCCGCTGACGCCAGACGGCGCGCAGTACGTGCGGGAACTGGTAGTGCAGGACCGCGCGTCAGGAAAGGGTGATGGTGTAGCAGCGGTCCTATGGGCCGATTTTTACGGACTACACGACGACAACGAAGGAAAACAATCATGAGCCACATGCAAAAGCAGATCACAGAGAAAATGCGCGGATGGATGGTAGAGACACGCGACGCTGGCACGTGCTGCGTACCGGACCATGTAGTCAGCGTCCCGCACTATCTCGCGACTGGCGCGCACCTTGAGGCATCCGACAATGAGATTTTCACGGACCTTTGCGCGCGCTTGGCGGATTACATCGAGGGACGCCACATCCTGCACATTGAGGTATGCGAAGGCTACTTCGCGCGCATGTCTGCTCCAGGGTATCTCGATTGCACCGAATGGACCTGTTACATGACGCTGAAGGACGCGCGCGCAGCGTTGCGCGAGTATGACGAGTAGGACACATACACGGCGCCCTACGGGGCGCCTTGATATGCGCCCTTGCGCATTCCTGAAACGGTCCAGGCATTGACCAGCTAAAGAGGACTTCAAAATGAAACCGTCACTCCTGAAAGCCTACCGCGCAATGCGCGCTGCGCATCCCTGCCTCAACGCTGCGACCCTCCTGCATTGGGCGCGCACAACCATGAAAGCTAAAACGCTGGACTGGTCCGACAATCGCGCCCAATGGAAGGAAGGCAAGTTCACATTTATCGCGACTCGCGAGGATGACGATGACGCGGATCTATCCTGGATAGGAAAGCTTACCGATGACCCGGACGGCGCGATCAAGAGGCACAACGCGGGGAGCAACGAGTATCAATATTTCAAGCCGACGAATTCGTACCGCGAACACTACAAGGGATTGCGTAAGCTCAAATACGGACGCGCGGAAGCGGACAGGCTTGCTCGCTCCTATGTGCAGCAGGACATGCGACGCATGGAGCGCTACGGGGAGTCCTGGACCATGACAGGGGTGCGCGTGCGCTGCTATGCGAAAGGCATCGAGCTTGCCTCCGCGTCCCTTTGGGGTATCGAATCCGATTCAGAAGAGTCCTACTTCACAGAGGTCGCTTTAGAAAACGCGCACGAGGCAAAGCGTGAGGCGGAAAAGAAAATAGAGCTTATGGAGTCATTGGCGCGCGTGCAGCGCGCAGTAACGAAGAAAGGTAGGTAGGACGCAGCGCGAGCGCTCCCCACATTGGAGCGCTCTACCATGCGCCTTACAGCATGCGGCAAACGGTCGCCGATTAGACCGCCTTTACGAAAGGCTACAGATGACGCACGAACCGCAACAAACGATGGTAAACGGCAAGCCCGCCGCATGGAATGACGAAGTGCGCGAGCTATGGGCGCTTGTAGTCGCTGCGCATTTCGAGGGAGAAACGCGCCCCGTAGTCAGTGCGAATTACTTCACTCCGCGCCCCTACGTTGACCAATACAACATGGGAAGCGACAAGAGCGGCTTTACGTACACGGTAGGCCGTGACGTTTGCCAGCATGTTTTTACTGTCGGGACAAAGGTGGCGATATGACCAAGCAACAAGAACGAGACCAGTTCATTGCGCAGCTTGTGCGCGCGCTGCCCGAGAAACCCGCGCACGTGGTGGCCGATGCCGCGCGCCTACTCATGCGCCACGCAAAGACGCACGGCAATCTAGCGGTCGCTGAGTGCAATGGACCAGGGGACTACGTAAACCGCATTCCTTACCCGGAGGCTGGGCACATCTATGCAGAGCACCAAAGGCGCATAGAGAAAAAGACGCAGCAAATTGAAGGGCGGATTATCGCAATCTGCGCAGAGCTTGGGCTTGTCGCAATCCTTGGTGGCGATCCGCGCGGCTATACCGTCAAGGTCAAGCTACCTACGGGCGCCTATAACACACTAGGCGGGCGCGAAGATGGGTACGGGGTGCCGCAATGAGTGCGCAAATGGGAATTACCGCCACGCTGGAGGCCATTTACTCTAAGCGAGACCGCGCCGGAAACTGCTCTTGGGCTTTCCGCTACACCGACCACGCGAGCGGCAAGACTGTGTGCGCAACGATCTCCGGGGGGGAATCAAACATATACGGCATTCTGCGCGAGACTGACGAAGCAAAGCGAACAAACGACTGGGATAGATCTGTCCGCTTTGAGTGCCACGCCTTGAAAATCCGGGGGTGGAACCGGCTAACTAAAGGCTGGGGATACGCGGGCTGCGTGCCTGCCGATCTCTACAAGTACATAAAGGCGCAGCTTTCCGGGGAGGTGCAATCATGAGACGCCCCCAGCACACAGAGTCGCACCTTGAAAGCATCGTGCGCAGTCGCCCTAACAAGCTCGCCAAGGGGATGACGCGCACGTTTAACCGGCATGACCGTAGCCGCAGCAAGGTAAGCGACGTTGCTTTAGCGCTCGCGGTGAAAGGGACCACGGATACGCTCGCGGGTCGGTTTTACTACTACATGAAACTCGCGCAGACAAACCCTACTCCCTGCCGATGCTGCGGACAGCTATCGCCGAAAAAGTACATCCTGAATAGCGCGGGGCGCAACAAGCTGCGCGTACTGCGCGACCGGCGCGCGAACCGAATCAAGGGAGGGACGCAATCATGAAAAAGAAACTCGCAGCGCTCCCCGGGCTGACCTTCACGTCTGGGACGTGGCTTGTACGTAAGCCTCTGTATGACGCCATGCGCGGCAACCCTACCCGCGCGCTTGAGGTGTACGCAGCGAACAACGGGATATACAAGCCTGCTATCGCGGACGTGCGCAGCATCGACGTACACGGGCGCGATAACACAGCAGAGAACGCGCACCTCATCGCTGCGGCGCCTGATCTGCTCGCCGCGCTCCAAAACTACCAGCGCCTTGTCGCCTACCTCCAGCGCACCACGAACCCGGGGGAGTGGGCAACGCATGGCGACTGGAAAAGGCTACAGCGCGAAGCCGATGACGCAATCGCCAAAGCAAAACCAAAGGGGGGCTAACCAATGCACGAACTAGAGGACTCAATGCCAATCGTAGAACTTGGCGCCCGCGCGCGCCTGCTGGAGCTTTGCAAGCCCAACACAACTATCTTCTGCGTCCTGCGCGGAGTGTCACGCGGTGCCAAGGCTGCGCGCGTCGATCTCTTCGTGCTTGGTGAGCACAGGCCGCAGTGTATTTCGCAGGACGTGGCGACGCTGCTTGACCTGCGCGTGAGTCGTGACGGCGGCATCTATACAGGCGAGGGCGTAGAAGACGTGGCGGTCAAGCTCACGCGGCAGTTGAGCTATGCGCTCCACGGTCACTCGGACTCGGACATCTTCACCGCGCTACAGAATGCCGGGTACTCGGAGGGCATGGCACAGCAGCATGTGCGCTCCGGCGCGCTCGCGCCTGGGCATACCCTCAGATCGGAGTGGATATGAAAAACAACCTACGCACCGCGCTTGCCTCTTTACTGGAATCACACATGGACATGCGGCGCCTGACACGTAGCACGGCGGGCCGCTTCGTTCGCGCGGAGGAGGACGCGCGCGCCGCGCTCACACCCGAGGAGACCGACCGCGTGATCCTGCGGCGCTTCAGGGCGAAACCGCACGAGGTTATCGCCCTTCTACCCGATCGCGAGGTGAACAAAGGTATGGTTCTGAGCTATATGCACCTCGGTCAACATGGCGAAGCGGATCGGCGGGGGATTTTCGATATCACCTACGCCTGCAAGCCTGACGACAGCGACGCGCGCGCCATGCTCGCCGAGCTGCGCTCCATTGGCTACAATCCGCGCGTTGTAAAGCGCATAGCGAAAAGGGGGACGAACAAATGAGCCTAGCTGACGCATTCGCACCATACGAAGCAAAGCAAAGAGAGAGCGTGATGGAGGCGACTTGGGGACACCTCGCGCCCAAGAAGAGGAAAACCTATCGCGGGTACATCGTCTTCACACACTCAATCTACGGAGACATTCTCAACATCGCAAACGATTTTGGCGAGCTACCTGACTCGCCGTGGTTCTTTCAGGCGATGATGGACTTCATCTGTAGCCAAGATACGGAACAGGGCTGCGTATACCGCTTTGATGGCACGTTCCGCAACTATCAATTCACCGGGACAGCGCGAAAGGTAAGTGTATGACCCTCGCCGATTTCATCGCACAGCACAACGTCACCGCGAAGGCCGAGCGGCGCACGCACAACCCCAACATGCCGCACGCCGCACCCGGCATGCACCATTGGTGCGTGTTCCTTCGGCGCCGCACAACCGAGCCCGAGGGCTTGCTCGGGCTCCCCGTGTCCGTTTCGATGCCCGTTCCGTTTAGTCAGAAGTTCGAGCGAGTTGAGGAGCCAACAATCGAGGAGGTGCTAGGGCGCCTCGCCTCGAACGCGCGCACCATCGAGAACTGCCCGACGTTTGAACAGTGGTGCTCTGAACTCGGCATGGACAACGACAGCCGCAGGGCCGAGCGCACCTACGAGACGTGCAAGCGGCAAGCGGCGCTGCTGAAGGAATTTCTCGGCAAGCAAGCGTACGAGGATTTGCTTTTCGACACGGAGCGGCAATGACTTTCCCGCGACGCACACCAACACGCAAGGACGACATCGACTATCTACGCTCCCTCGTGCGTATGGATATTCGCAGGAAGCAAAAGTCGATCGACAAGTTCGCCCCCAGGGAGTGGCAGACCGAGCAGGATGCGGCAATCGCATTGCAGAAAATAACGGACTCTCTTGAATACAGGCGCGGCGTGCTGGCCCGACTGGAAGGGCGGACAGATTGACAAGTCACCGTCAAGCGCGCATCCTATCCGCCGAGGTTAGATCATGAACTCCGTATCGCAGCCCCCGCAGAACCCGAAGCTCCCCCGCGCCTGCCACTTCATCGTTCCAGGATGGGGGCGGGGTATCAACGTCGGCCTCATCACCCAGGGCACGCCCAACTACCGGCGCGAGGTCGGTTTCGACTGGAGCGAAGGGCCCGAGGCCCACAAGGTCTGTCGCATGACGAACGCCGCAAGGGGAATCACGCCCCAGCAGGAGGCCGCGATGTTCGGCGGCGCCTTCTGGGGCTGGGACTCCCGCGAGGCGAACCCCGACAACTACGACAAGGACGGAAAGCCCCTTGTCGAGTTGCGCACGCTCGACTGGTAATGAACCTCAAACGCTTCGATGAACTCGCGCGTGTCGCGGGCCTTGGCCGGTCGCTAAAGAACGGCACCGGCATGCGCTCCATGCGGGCCGCGCGCCTGCACCTCGTGGATGGTCTCTCGATTGACGAGGCGCGCAAGGTCGAAGGGATTTCGCGCCAAGCCGTGCACGATGTCCTGCGCAAGCTTGAGTTTGATCTCTGCAAGACCTGCAAGCAACCGCTGCCGCACGACCGGCCCAGCGCGCGCGTGCGCCGTTAAAGGCCGCTCCACCCCCGCCCGCAGAACCATCTTCGGATATTCAAATCGCCCTGAAGGGCGGGGGATGAGAGCGGCGCTAGTGTGCCCAGGCCACCGGCGCCGCGTCTGTCCGGTTCCGCACTTATTCGATCTCGCGCACGCGAACGCCGTGAAATAGCAGCAGCATCTTGCGCTTCAGGATGTAGGCCGCGAGGCGCCGGGTGACCGGGGACTTGACATCAATCACCTCCTCGCGCCCATCCGCATAGACCACCCAGAAGTCCACGATGAAATCGACCGCGCGCTCAAGGGTGTTGCCTTGCGCGTCGCGCTGCGCAGGGATGAGATTGAAACGCCGCTGGCGCTCGACATACGCGACACGCTGCGCCGGGTCGGTCGCGGTGCGCGCGCTCTCCAGGGCGAGCCCCACGCGAGCCTCGGCCCTGGAGTCGTAGCCGCCACCTTTCACATTGCGGTACTTTCGCGGCTTCTTGCCCTTGCGGTCCTGCGCTCGCCAGCCTGGGAAGCGCGCCCTCATAGCTTCCCGAAGAACATCTCGGTTGGCACCTGGGTCGAGCCCCCCATGCGCTCTACGACGAGGAGGTGCCCGCCGCATTCGAGATTGCGAAAAAGGTTCTTGTACTTGCGCGCCGCCGTGAGCGCGATCTCGGTGTCGGACTTCTTGCCCTCGTTGAAGCGGCCGAGCTTGAACTCCCGGCCCCCCTTCTCGATGAACTTGACGTAACAGGCCACTAGCGCAACTCCTCAAGAGAAAACGTGTGGCGGTCCTCGCCGTCCACGTCGATAACGATGTAGCGCGCGGTAGTGGGAAGCTGCGCGCCGTAGCGCCGCGCCGCTTCCTTCGCGAGCGCGCCGTGATCCGCCTTGGACGCGGCGGGAATGTAAATCTGGGTGATGCCGTCGAGCTTGCCGCTCATGTGCTTCATGTAGATGCCCACGCGCTTTTTCTTCTCGGGCTCGGGGAGCCGCGATGCGAGCTGGCCGACGTACTGCGCGAAGTTCGTGCGGGCGAAGAGGGTGGCCGGGCGCAGGAATTTTCGCATCTCGGGATCGGCTCCCCACTCCGCCACCTTCGCGTCGATCACCGCGCGGATGTCGGCCTCGGTCGCGCCGTCGGCCATGACGCGCGCTCTTGCAAGCTCGGCGTTCACGTCGGTGATCTTGAACTTCGTGCCCGCCTTCTCGTTCAGGTAGGCGACCATGCGCTCACCGATCTTGACCGCCGCCTTTCTCTTCACGGCGTGCGCGTCGTCGGGCGGCAAGCCCGACGGTGTAGTTGACTCTTTTACTTCTTCTCTTCTCTTCTCTTCTCTAGTGACGCTCCCAGCGTTACGCTCGCTCGCCCTGAACTGGCGCACGCGCTCTCTCGTAAGTGCCCGATTCTTCGCGGTTTCGCCGTTGTGACGCTCGAACTTCGGGAGCGAGTTTCCGGCAAGCCATCCCACCTTTTGCATCGCCTCGGCGAAGCCGGGACACCCAACAACCTCATCAAGGAGTTTCACGAGCGTTACCGAAGTAACGCTTGCGACGTTACCTGATTCGGTGTTCTCGTCGAACCATCCCCAGACTTTCAGGAGGCGCCCGACCACGGCATCGGGCTCGATCGCGAGCGCCTCCGCGATGGCATACACCTCGGGCTTCGTGTGCGTCGCCTTTGCGAATTTGATCCAGTCTCCGGCCATCGCGGCACCGTAGCTCATCGACCTCGTATCGCCAACGGTACGGTAGCGTACGTACCGCCTGTAGTACAAAAAACATAACGCTTCGCGATATCAAATCTTTTTTGTATGGTGCGCTCATGCCGTCGCGCACTCCTTCCCTCCTCCCCCCTTCGCGCGACGGCCTTTTTCTTCAGGAGCGCGGGTGCTGACGCAAGAGCAAATCGAAGAGCGGCGCACCGGCATCGGCGGTAGCGAAGTAGGAATCATCGCGGGCCTGAGCCCCTTTCAATCCCCCTACGAGCTGTACCTGGAGAAGCGCGGCGAGATCGCGCCGGTTGATCTCTCTGAAAAAGACAACGTGATGCTGGGTCAACTCTTCGAGGACGGCATCGCGGAGGCGTACTGCATTGTGCGCGGGCGCCGCGAGGGCCGCACCATCAAGGTCGAGCGGCGCAACAACACCTACCGGCGTAAAGACCTGCCCTGGGCAATGGCGCACATCGACAGGAAGGTGGTGGGCGAGCAGCGTGGTGTGGAGTGCAAGCTCGTCGGCGCCTTCGCGCGTCAAGGCGATTGGGGCCCGGACGGAACCGATCAGGTGCCCGACTACATGCTGCTGCAATGCCAGTGGTACATGGGCGTGGTGGGCTGTGACGAGTGGGACTTGGCGAGCGCGCACGGCAACAACGACTTTCGCATTCACACGATCAAGCGCGATGACGGCCTCATCGCCGATCTCATTTTGCTCGGCCAGGATTTTTGGGAATGCGTCGAGACCGGCAAGCCGCCGCAGGTGGATTGGCAGGCGGATCGCACCACCAACATTTTCCGGCGCCTGTATCCGGGCACCGATGGCACGTTCATCGAAGCGGATGAAGACGCCCTGTACTGGCACAAGGTGCTGGAGGGCGCGAAGGCAGAAGTGAAGCTCTACGAGAGCGTGGTGACAGGCGCAAAAAATCACCTCCTCTCGACAATGGGGAATGCCGCCGCACTTACGTTTGCGGACGGCAGCGCTTATCAGCGCAAAACCATCAACCGCTCGGGCTACGCCGTCGAGGCGAAGTCCTACGTTGATTTCAGGCACACCAAAACATTCAAGGGAGCAAGCAAATGAGCTGGAGCGTATTCGCAATCGGTAAACCCGCCGCCGTCGCGGCGAAGCTCGCGAGGGACTTTGCCGCGATCCACTGCGCCGAGCCGGAGGAGACGATCAAGACCAACGTGGCGCTCGCTATCCTCACCGGCCTGTACGCATTCCCGCCCAATCTGGTTGTGCGCGTCGAGGCGAACGGCAGTCAGTACGCGCCCGATGTCGCGAAGCCCGAGGAGCGGCAGAATCAATTGTCGGTGAGGCTGGAGCCGATTCACGGCTTTGTGGAGTAGGCCATGAGCGAAGACGTTGTTGCGTCGCGCGCGCTCGCGCTGCCGCAGCCCTCGACGCTCGTCGAGCTGAAAGAGCTTGCGGCGATGGTTGCGAAATCTGGCCTCGTGCCAAAGGACTTTCGAGATAAGCCCGAGGACTGCCTGATCGCAATCGCGATGGGCGCCGAGGTGGGGCTTAAGTGGCCCAGCGCGCTCCAGTCGATCGCGGTCATCAACGGGCGCCCGAATATCTGGGGCGACGCCGCGCTCGCGCTCGTGATGGCGCACCCGGCCTACGAGTGGCATGACGAGAACGAATCCACCGACGCGAAAGGCGTGTGCGTCATGAAGCGCCGTGGCGTCCCCGAGCGGCGCCAGGAGTTCTCGATCGAGATGGCGCGCACGGCGGGCCTTCTCAACAAGGATACCTACAAGCAGCACCAAGGCCGCATGCTCTTGCGCCGCGCTCGCGCGCGCTGCATGGCCGATGTCTTCCCCGACGCGCTGAAGGGCTTGGCGCTTCGTGAGGAATTGGAGCACGCCGTCATCGAGGGTGAAGTCATTCGCGAGGACACTCCGCTGAAAACCGGCACCGAGGCAGTGCGGAAGAAGCTGGAGGCTCGCAAAGGAAAACCTGTCGGCGCGGTGCCCGCGACCGAAAGTAGCGGGGTGGCTGTCCAAGCAGCTCCCGTATCACCGCCGCCGACAGGCTCCGTCTCCCTCGCCGATGTCGTCTCCGCCTACAAGCGGGCAGAGACCCCGGGGGATATCCGTATCGCGGACGCCCTTGGGAAGCGCCTGGGGACGGAGCCCGATCGCATCGCCGCCATCGCGGCGCGCACGTCGCGCATCCGGGAACTCTCGGAGACCGTTGACGAAGAAACCGGCGAGATCACGAAAGACTAGGGCCATGAGACCCCGCCCGGTTCGCGGGGCACTCTCGGCGCGCGTGGAGGTCTTCATCTCTACGCGCATCGGTGCCCCTTTCACTTCTCACGAGGCAATCCTTTGGCTCCCGCAGTTCAAGGCCCAGGCCGTGCGCACGCATCTGCATCAACTCTCGCGCACCGGAAAGCTGACAAGCCAACCGAGCGGCGACGGCAAGGTGTGCGTCTACCGCGAGATCGGAGCCACGCAAGACTCGCGCGGCTACGGGAGCATTCGTGTAGCGGATGAATTTCTTGACCTCCTCTATCTATGGGCGCAGCGCGGCCCGGTGAGCGGAGATCGACTACCTGCCCCGACGGGGCGCTACTTAGGAGACGTAAATGAAGACGATGATTTGCTTGATCTTGGACCGCTCGGGCTCGATGGCGGGGCGTGAGGATGATGTCGTTGGTGGCGTCAATGCGTTCCTCGAAGAACAGAAGAAGCTTCCCCACCCGGCGAGCCTCGCGATGGTGCGCTTCGACACCGGCAACATCGAGCGCTTCCGCACGATGGGACCGCTCAATCTGGCGTCGCCCATCACGCGCGCCGACTATCAGCCGCGAGGCGGTACGCCGCTCCTCGATGCCGTGGGGCAGACGATCGTCGCGCTGGAGGATGACTGGCGGCGCGAGCAACCCGAGCGCGCAATCGTTGTGATCGTGACCGACGGCGCCGAGAATGAGTCGCGCATCTTCACGAAGGCCCGGGTGAAACAGATGATCGAGTCGCGTCAGGCGAGTGGTTTGTGGGCGTTCATCTACCTCGGCGCGAACGTGGACGCCTTCGCCGAGGCGGGCTCGATGGGCATCCTCTTCACCAACTCGGCGGGTTATGCGAGCACGGCGCAGGGCACGGCGCAGGCGTACAACCGCATGAGCGCAAGCGTCAGCGAAAAGCGCTTCACCGGCGACATGCTCCAGGAGACCACCCTCGGCGGCAACATCGAGGAGGACGGCTCGATCACGAAGAAGACGACCGACACGACCGCCGCCGCGAGCAGCACCTCGACCCCCTGGACGGCGCCGAAGGCAGAGGCGCCCTGGACGCCTCCGCAGTAAAAAGGTCCAGCCGCCATAGCTCAAGTCCGGTAGAGCGCGGAGCCCGTAACTCCGAGGTCGTGGGTTCAAATCCTACTGGCGGCACCCTTGACAGCAGCTTGACGAACCCTTGACGAGCGGATAGGATGCTGAACGCTGAGTGGATCAAGCTCAAGCGCTACTGCGAACGCACCGGAGAAACGAGAGGTGCGGTCTATCAGCGCCGAGCACGAGGACAGTGGATTGAGGGTGTTCACTGCAAGCTCGACCCTTTCGGCCACCTGTGGATCAACTACACGGAGGCACAATCATGGGTCGAGAGTGGAATGGGATCGCCCTCCCTAAGGGCGTTGAGGTCAGAATCCAGGCCGAAGGATCACAGCCAGTAGTCAGCATCAAGTTCCGGTTCAAGGGGCGCCAGCACCGCGCGCTCCACATCCCACTGCCCACCGGCAACACCGCCGCCGAGAAGCTCGCGGCGCGCGAGGCGATCTCCAAGGCGACGGCGAAGCGCCTGGAGGTGCTCTCGCAGATCGAGCTTGGCACCTTCGACTTCGACAAGAGTTTCCCCGACGCAGCGAAGGAGCGCGCCGCCGAGGGCTCCCAGCGTCCGATGAAGTTCTTCATCGAGCGCCAGATCGTCGAGGTGAAGAAGCATCCCACCTTCCACGAGTCCACCAAGACCGCCTACTGCAACGATCTCAAGGCATGGCAGGAGGAGATTGGCAAGGTGCGCGCCTGCGATCTCGCGGGGCACCACTTCAAAAATTACCTCTCGAAGCTTGATGTCATTGCGAAGACGATTCGCAACATGATGCTGCCGATGAGGGCGATGATCGCCGAAATGCTTGAGGACGGCGAGCTGAGCGCGGACCCGCTCGCCACGATCAACATGAAGAAGCTCCTGGACAAAAAGGCCGCGAGCGACTACGAAGTCAAGCCGTTCGAGTGGGAAGAGCGCGACCGCATCCTCGTTGCGGCGAAGGCGGCGAACGAATCCTTCGAGTGCATGGTTCAGTTTTGGTGGTGGACCGGCCTGCGCTCGGGTGAACTTTTCGTCCTGCGCGAAACCGATTACGAGCCCGCCTTCATCTGGTCGGGTGGCAAGGGCCGCATCCGCGTCGAGCGCGTGCTTGGCGAAACGGATGACGGCTCCTGGGCCGAACGTGTGGGCACCAAGGGTCGCAGGAAGAACAAGCCAAAGGCTCGGTGGGTGTTCCTCAACCCTCCGGCGCGCGAGGCGCTGGAACGGCAACTTAAAATCCTACGCGGCGATGGCAAGGTCGTTGCGCTCAAGGCGGCGCGAGAGAATTTCATCTGGCCGAACCCCAACACCGGGAGGGGCTACACCCGGCCCGATCTTTTCAACAAAAGCGAGTGGACGAACATCCTCGCGGGTGCGAAGGTGGACTTTCGCAATACCTACCAGTGCCGCCACACCTACGCGACCACGATGCGCGCGCGCGGCGAAGACGACACCTGGATCGCGGAGCAGATGGGCCACGAGAATACAGACATGCTCGTTCGCATCTACGGCAAGCGCCGCGTCGATGAGCGCGGCGTCGAGGGCGGGTATCGCGTGAGGAACAACAACTGGAAGGGGGCATAAAATGAAGACGAATTGCGCCGAGGGCGAGCACTTGATCGTTCGCGACTGCTTCGCAGCCCTCCCGGGCGTGCAGCGCACCGTGCCGGGTGATTGTTGGTGCCTGAATTGCAAGGAGCCGATCCCGATGCACTGGAACAACGGCAACCCCACCGAGGCCGTGCAGCACTTCAGGAGGGAGGAGTCGTGACGCTTGAGTGGAAGCGGAACCCGCATTATCCGAGCGTGCTCGAAGCGAAGCTGCCGCCATGGCACGCGCCGTACTTGTCGAGCCCAATGAGGAGCGGCTTCAAAGTCTGGCTTGAGCGGCGCCCCGGGCACTGCGATCGTGGCCGCTACGTCGCCAGCACCGACGCGCCGCTCGACCCCCAAGAGGGCTGGCCACGCTACTACTTCGACCTGGAGGTTGCGAAGCGCGAGATCGAGGCGTGGGTCGCGGTGCGCAAGGAGGCGAAGCCGTGAACGCCAACGAGCCCGTCATCACGATCAACGGCGCCACGCTCACCGAGGGACAGGCCATGACCGTTCGCATCGCCGTCGAATCGTTCGCCTTCTTCCTGGAGGACAACGGCCTTGGGGAGCTGGGCAGCGCTTTCCAAAGCCGCATCGAAGAAATTCGGGCCTTGATCTTCAAGCCATGACGCGCATCATCGTGTTCGGATCGAACCTGCACGGCATCCACGGCGCCGGTCAAGCGAGGGATGCCTACGAGCGTTACGGGGCAGAGTGGGGCATCGGCGCCGGGCGCACCGGCGAGTGCTACGCGATCCCCACGAAGATCAGCCCGAGCGAGCGCATGCCCCTCGTCTCGATCGCCGGGTACGTCGCCGTGTTCCTCGATTACGCTCGCGCGCATGCGGACCTGACCTTTGAGGTGTGGCGCCTGGGCTGCGGGCGCGCAGGCTATACCGACGTGCAGATCGCGCCGATGTTCAAGGGGGCGCCGTCAAACTGCGAATTGCCGAGGGGATGGCGCGAACTGTCGAAGGCGTGAGAAGATGGCCCGCAGGGACTTTCCCAGCCCTGCGGGCTTTTTTTCGCCTGGAAGTGAGACCTGGGTGAGACCTGGGGCCACGAAAACTGCTCGCTACGCTGGCGGAGAGTGAGGGATTCGAACCTGGATTTCGACGTGTTCCTAAGTCAACGTAAGTGGAGCTAAGTATGCGCTCTCATAGGGAGAATGCTGATTCGGCTCCGGTTTGCCACTCCACTTACGTTGACTTGGGTCTACTTAGAATGAGACCTGGGTGAGACCTAGCGGCACGCCTCGACCAGCGCCTCAAGCTCCGCCGCATAGCCGAGGAGCGCGCGCCGGTCGAGCGCGAGCGAGAGCACGAAGGCGTAGTCGTCGAGCGCCCCGAGCTGGGCATCCGTGGTTGTTGTGGGGCGCGCGGGCGCCGCGCTGACGCAGGGGGTCGGTACTGGCACCCTCACCGTTTCTGGCGCTGGCGTGGCGCATCCAGCAAGCGCGACGTGGACATACATCAACATACATCTCACTTGAGACCTTTGCGCACCTCGGCCACCGCGTCCTTGCAGTCCTTGGCCTCGACACCACGGCTCCCGGCGAGCAGGGCGCGCAATCTCTCCACCTCCGCCGCCCCGCTTGCGACCTTGGCCTGGGCCTTGGCGCGCGCGATCTGCCCGGCCTTGGAGCGGGCGTTCGCCGCCTCCTCCCATCGTTGTACCGCAGCACTTTGCTCCGCCGCCTTCTCGGTGAGGACAAGGTAGGCGCTCTTCAGCTCAGCGACCTCGGTCTTGCAGATGGCGACGCGGTAAGTCTGCACGCCAGCAAAGGCGGTGACCACGCCGATGAGGATGAGGAGCGCGCGGATCATGATTTTCTCCTTCGCTTACGTTGCCTTCTGGCGAGCTTCGCAACCTCGGCCGCAAGGTCTTGAATTTTCTTATTCACCGCGTTCGCTTCCCGGTAGGCATCGGCGGCGGCGGTCGCGCTCACGTCAATCTTGGAGGCGAGGTGCGCGGCCTTCTCAGCCGCGTCTTCCTTGATCCATTTGCGCTCTCTGCCGTCCTTCTTCCACGTGTAGATGAAGCCCGTCACGGTCGCGGCGAAGGTCGCGACGACGCCCGCGATGACGGCCCACGCTGCTGCGTCCATCAGTTTTCTTGTCCCGCCGTCGTGTAGGCGCGGATGCCGATCTTTGCGAACTCCTCCGCGAGCTGGACCTGAACGCGCTCGGGCATCGGCGCCTTGGACTTCAGGGCATCGGCGAGCACCTTCGAGAAATGCGGGTCGTAGAGCGCCTGCTGCATCATGGCATCCCGGTGGCCGGTCGTGAGCTTCGCGATGTAGCGGCCCAACACGAAGCCGCCCTCCTGAAGGACGCCGGTACGACCACGCTCGATCGACATCAAAGAAGCGATCCAGGAGCGCAAGGACGAGCCCGTGGCCTCCGCCATAGGGTCTTGCATGGTGGGGGCGCCGTGGACATTCCGGGGCACGTCTGCGCGCTTTAGGATCGAGATCGCCTCCACGACATCCTCGACGTTGCGCACGTGCTCAGGCCCCATACGCCCGAACACTTGCATCGCGGTTGCGCGGTGCGCGTTCAGATACGCAGCCGGGTCGGGCGCCTCGGTGATCTTCTCCGCCACCCGGCGCGCGAGCGCCTCCTGCGCAAGCGGGCCGTCCTTCTTCGCCATCGCGGCGAGGGTGCGCATCGCCTTCTCATCCGAGATCGCGACCCCGATCACCTTCTCCGGGTCTTGGTTCTGCGCGAGCTGGATGAACTTGTTGTCGGCGAGTTTCTTCTGCGCCATTGTTATCGCCGCGCGGCGCGCGAGGAGCCCGGTCGCATCCGTCGAGAGACCTTTGATCTCGTCCTGGATCGTCTTCGGAAGCTGCTTGAATGCTTCGGCGTTCGACTTGACGAAGTTGTCGATGGTGGTGGGCTTCACGACGCCGTTCTTGTCGAAGATGCCAGCGCGCTTGTGCAGCGCATCGAGCCACGCCCCCTTGAGCGCGACGAGCGCCTCGGGGTCTTCGTTATAAAGCGCCCTGAAGTCGCGAACCCCCTCGGGCCGCAGGAGCTTGTTGCTGATCTCCTCGTGCGTGAGTGCGGTGCCGCCGCTCGCGCGCGGATCACGCATCTTCAGCTCGAAGCCGAACCCCTCCTGAAAGAGCGGCCTGTACTTCGTCTTGTAGAACTGCTCCGCGTCCTGGAGGAGGGAGCCGAGGGCGCCGTACTTCTCGGGGTCCGAGTATCGCGTGACGCGCATCTCGATCATGCTCTTCATCCCATTGAGGAGCCGCAGCTTCGTCTCGCGGTCGGTGCCGCTTGAGGCGGAGGTCTCGGCGATGTCGCTATTCACGCGGCGCCGGAGCGACATGAGCTTGTCGAAACTCACCTCGGTGGACACTTCGGCGACGGGCTCCTCGTAGGAGTGAATCTTCTTCCCGGTCGGGGTCTCCTTCGCGGTGCGCCCGCCACCGGCCTTCGCCTCTTTCGTGAACATCGACTTCACCTCGCGGAACACGCTCGGAATGTTCTCGGGCTGGAATCCGTTGAAGTCCTCCGCGAGGGTCTTCTTCGTGAAGGTCACGATGTCGGCGACATCATCTTTCACGCCCAGGCGCGCAGCCTCCTCTTCGGCGGCGGTGTAGCGCTGATTCTTCTGCGCCTGCATTACCACGTTGCGCGCGTCCCTCTTGGTTTCCAAGACCTCACGCCTCTGCAAGCTCGGATTGCGCTCGAAGGCCACGTTCAGGCCGACCAGCTCACCGTCTAGATTGGTGAGCGCCGCATCGAGTGCGTCCGCCTTCTTCTTCGCGAGCACCGCGATCTTCTTCGGCGTGTCGAGCGAGCCTCCGCTGTAGGTCTTGGCGACGAAGTTCTCGATCGCTTGTGCGCTGTCGGCGACGTGGCGCGCGGCGGTCGCGAGGTTCTCGGGGGATTGCGCCGCGAGGCTACGCTCAAGGGCGATCAGGCCCGGCGCTCCGGTCGAGGCGGCGGCGCTGGGCTCAAACCCAGGGATGCGCCCACGAAGCTCCTCGGCGCGCGCGAGGTTCACTTCGGACTCGCCGTGCGAGCTGGCGAGACCACTCACCTTTTGAAGCGCCTGGACCTCCGCCTTCTTCTTGGCGAATTCAGGTGACAAGCGCGAGCGCAGGAACCCAACGCCAGCCTGGGCACCCTGGCCCACGACCGCAGGGCCGATCATGCCGAGCGTGGCGCCCACCGCCTCGCCCGCCTCGCGGCTAAACCCGAGCTTGGGCGCGATGTCGCCGCCCGCCTCCATCCCGGCGCCGCCGTAGACAGACCCGGAGGCAAGCGCATACGCCTGGAAGGGGTTCTTCACGACCGAGGCGAGCGGCCCACCGGCGCCCACCATCTCAGCAACGCCGCCCGCATAGCGAAGCTCGTCGCGAGAGGTTTTCATATTCTTGTCGTAGCCCATCGCGTCCTTGTACATCTGGCTCGTCGCGATGAACGGGCCCTCCTCGCCCGCCGCGTTCACTTGCTTCTCGGACTTCCTCGCGCCCAGCTCGCGCAGGCGACTCTCCAGGTACTTCTTCATGTAGACGCTGGGCGCGCGATCAAGCTTCTCCTGCGTCTCCGCAATCAGGTTGTCGTAGTTCGGCCTGCTCAGGAGGTCGCCCGGCAATCCCATCGTCGCGGCGAGCCCCTTCTTCGCGCGGTTCCCAAGGTAGGCGCCCACGGTGGGTTCCGAGGCCGCGCGCTCCGCCGCAGCGGCATCAATCGCCGCGAGGTCTTTGTCTGGCGCGCTCGCCGATGCGCTCTTGGTGGCAGCGAGATACTCGTCCGCCGCCGCCTGATCGGGGAACTCGTAATCGCCTTTCGGCGTGGGGACGACGATCCCGGCCATTACGGTTTCGTCTTCTTGACCGGCGTCGCGCCGAAGTCCTCAGGGTCGAGCGGAACGCCGTGCGGGATGACGACGTTGCGATGGTCGAGCTTGTAGCGCTCGGTGCGGCCCTTGTACTCGCCCTCAATCTGATGCTGCGCGCGGTTGAGCGTGTTGAATTCGCGGCGCATGACAGTCATGATCTCTTGGCGCACTTCGTTCGGGAGGTCTTTACCCGAAGCAAAATTCTTAACCGCCTGCACGAGGCGGCTCGGAACGCCCGAGAGTTTGTCGATGTCCTGGATGTCCTTCACCGCCACCTTGTCGCCCGGATCAAGAACCTTCGCGTACGCGAAGATCAGCGCCCGATCACCGGCCGGGGTGATCTTGGCCGGGTCGGTAACCGTCGCGGCCACGTACTGCTTGGCGGAGGTGAACTTCGCCTTCACCTCCTTGAAGCCCTTGGTGTCCTGCCGATAGTCATCGGCGAGCTTCAGCTCCGTCTCGCGGTCGAGCTTCGCCTGCGGGTTGGGCGTGTTCGGATCGCGCGCGCCCCCGAGGAGCTTGTAGCGCTGGTCGGTGCCAAGGCGTTCGCCCTCCGTGCTTTGCGGGTCGAAGGCGTACTGCTTGCCGTCTACAACGAGATGCTGCGGCGCCGCGTTTTTCGCATCCTCGGCCGCGCCGTGGCGAACCCCAAGACCGTTCCAAACGATCTTGTCGTTCCTTTGCACCGACTCCCTCTGCGCATCGGAGAGTTGAAGGGCCTTCGGCAGATACTCTTGCGCCTGCATCATGTCGGTCGCCGTGGGCTTCCCGCTCGCCTTGATCCGCTGCCACATCTCAGGCGGGAGAACCTCGTGCAATACCAGCATGGAGGTTTGCAACTTTTTAGACGCGATGCGCAGATCGAACCGCTCCTTCGCGCCGCTCAGCGCCTCCATGCCAGCGGCGGTGCCCGCGAACTTCAAAAATTCCTTGGGCTGCGACTTCATCATGATCTGCATCGGCTCGGGGAGGTATTCCGCGTAAGACTGGAACTTCGTGAGCATGTCCGGGCGCTTCGCGAGCGCGAGATAGGTGTCCTTCATGCCGGGCAGGAGCTTGTCCATCTGCCCGCCGAACGTCTCATCAAACTTCGCCGCGTCCTCGCCGGTCAGCCCTTGGCGCATGCCGACGCCGTGCTCAAGCGCGCCGTAGATGGCTTTCATTTCATCAATGTTCGATTGCTTGCGCTTCGCGGCGCGCTCCTCCTGCACTTGATCGTAGGAGGGGCCTCCGCGCATGAGGGCCGCGTAGTCGTGAAGCCCCCTGCCAAAGCTATTGCCAGAGGGCTCTTGCTGCGGCGCCGCGCTCGGAGCGGGGGCGGTCGCGGAGGCGTTCGGGGCAAGGCCGAGCCCCTCCTGCTGATCGACCGCGACGCGCAGCGGATCGC